CTCCAGTTTCTTTAGTAACATATTCAACCGCTTCGTTAGCATTTTTTGCTTTGAAGAATTTTGCAATTTTGTTTGCTTTGTTAAAACGTGCAACGTAAACTTCTTCGTTTAATTTAAAAAGATTTACAGTTACTTCGTTTCCTTCAAATGTCGCAGCAAAATCAAGAGTTACAAAGTTCTCTAATAGGGTTGGAAGAGATTCAAATAATTCAGCAATTGGTTTTTCTCCGTATCTAATATGACCGGCAGCCATTACGTGATTTGAAAATGAATTACCAATAATTTCTGAATTGTTATGTTGGAAAATACCTTCGGCTAAATTGTAGATAAATTTGCTTGGTCCATGGAACCATCTTACTGAATCTTCTGTAAATTGAAAAGATTCGAATGCATTGATTGCATTAATTAAGGTTGAATTTTGTGTACCTTCAACTTCTTTAATTTCAGTTTCACTCATTTCGAATAATCTTCCGCTTACATAAAACTGAAAAGATTCGTCTAATTTAACAAATGGTGCAAGAATATTAGTTGTCATATTGTTTTATTATTTTATTTTATTTATATATCATTAATTATTTATCGATTATCAATATCAGTTTCATCGATAACCCTGTTGCTTTCCTCATTGGATGCTTTATTAATTACATTAGTATCGATAGTAAACATTCGGTTTCCTGCAAATTGTTCAGTAGAACGTTTGTTAATACCAAAACTTTGTTCATTACCCCAGTTAAATGATGGAAGGAATGAGTTAACTTCAATTGGAACCATTATTTTATATCGGTCCTTGTCCTCATATGTAAATCCAATAGGTCTTTCCATACTGTAATCTTCAGGAAGGGCGTAATATGATGCAATTCTATAGTTACCCTCTTCTAAATGTCCAACTTCAACATTAAAGTAATTTGATTTGTACATTCTTTTGATAATTGCTTCCACTATTTTAAAAGAATCAAGTGTTGAAGATACCAGGATTTCAATATCAAAACTCATAGTTATTGGAATCATATCAAATTCAGCGACATAGGCTTCTACAATTCCTTCGGGGTTCATTTTTGTATAATTACCCATGGTTCTTTTATTAACCAATTTAGCAGAATCAATAGTAAGGCCCGTAAGGTTTACAATTCCTCTTGGTACAATGTCGTAATTTGCGTCAGCATTGGCCTTATCAGGCATACAAAAAGGTCCAGATGCCGTTGAAAACAAAAAATTGTCTCTTAGGAACTGGTCATCCCCAGTTATTGAGTAGTAGAATGGAACATCTACGACTATTCGCTCTGTATTAGATAATTGTCGATGAAAATACAATTTAGCATTCAAATCGGCTAGAAATCCAATAATAATGTGTCTAATAACACTATCGTCGGAATTATATTTCTGGTTATAGTTTGCCATGTATTATATATCTTATTCTATTAGTTCAATATCAAACTTGGAGAATCCATTTTCTCTGTAGATTTGAATCTTTTTATCAAATATCTCGTGAGGTAGCGGAGTATGATTAATCACAAAACAATTTATTTTACTCTCTTTAATTACGCCACTTAAGATTTTTAGGATATTGTGGATCCCGTCCTGATCGACCGAACTTAACAACTCATCTAAGAAAAGCAGGTTTAATTGTGGGAATCTTAACTTTAAGATTTTGATAATTGCAATAATAATTATAAAGTCTGCCTTCTTTCGTTCACCTGTTGAAAGGGTCATTGGATTAATCTCCTCCCCTAAGTGATTGATAATACAATTGAATTTCTCATCAAACCTGAGGTGAAAGTGAAGGTGCATTGTCTGGGTCATAGCTGCGATATTCGCATTCAGTCCGGGCAATATAGTCTTGATTGCAAGATTTTTAACTCCATCCTCTCCAAGAACCTCTTCAACCATTTCTAAGAAATTATAGTCAACCGTTTTAGTATCTTTTAGATTTCCTTTCTCCAGCTCTTGAGTTTCAAAGTCCGATATAATTTGCTCCATGTGTGAGAAATCAGTACTACCTTTAATTGCGGCTGAAATTGACAATAGTTCCTTTTTAAAGTTTGCAATGTTAATATTTAAGGAAGATACTTTGTCACGAACGGCGCTGTCCTTGTCTCTAAGATCGCTAATAGAATCCTTTACGTTTGAAACTTCTTTTGAAACTTCTAGAAGTCGACTTGGAATATCCTTTAGTTCAGACTCAAGTTCGTCTTTTCTAGAGTTATGAAATTCTCCAGTAAGTTCATGTTCGCAGGTTGGGCATGCATTATTCTCATACAATTCTAATTTCTTTTTAAGTTCGGTTATTTTAAACTTAAGTTCGGTTTCAGTAGATTGTTTTGTTTGTAGGTCTAAATTTAAACCCTTGATACTTGCAGTGATTTTACCTTGTGCCTCTTCTAACTTCTTTTTATTCTCATCATATTTAACAAGAGAATCTTTAAGATGTTGGATTTTCTTTTTGTCCTTTTCTTGGCTTTCAGCCATTAATTGGTCCAATTTAATTTGAACCTGTTTTATGTTTTCATTTATTTGTACCAATTCTCTAGCAAATCCATCAATATCACTTTTAAGGTTTCGTCTCTCCTCTTTAAGTGCATTTTGCATATCGTTTAAGATAGAGAATCCAAACATTTTGTCGATAATTTGGCGCTTGTCACTATTACTCATTGTTAAAAAAGACTTAAAGTCATTAACAGAGAGAATAATAATATTTTTAAATACATGGTATGGAATGCCAAAGATTTCCTCTTCTAGATATTCTTGTACTGAACGTTTTCCTGCCTTGTCGAATTCAATTCCATTAAGGAGAACTTTAAATATTCCAGGAGCCAGTCCACGTTCTATAACAACAGTAATACTTTTACATTGTAGGGTTATTCTGACCCAAAGTTCTTTATTAATTCGATTTGGAAGGTCGGACATTTTAACACCTTCGACTTTACCGTAAAGCGCAAAAACTATCGCGTTAGCAATAGTTGTTTTGCCTTCACCATTTTTTCCTAGTGTTAAAAATAGTTCAGATTTATCATCTTCAAATCTTATAGTTTGAACTTGATTACCGTAAGATGCAAAGTTTTTAAGTTCAATACTTTGTATTTTCATATTTAATCCATTTGATTATTATACGCATAAAAATCATGAAGTTTCTTTAAACGATCTTTGATTTGCGTTTTAACATCTTCGGCATGTACAGTATTATCAACATAGATATTACAAAGATGTAGGATATTATAGTTTTTGTACAGGTCTTCGATTTGGTCCATGTCGTATGAATCCTCGTCTAAGAATGTGTCCTGTTCGTAGATATTGGGGTCAATTTTTCTACTTATTGTTTGTACTTTATTAATCAGTCTTGAAAGAGCCGATGTGGTTGCAATATTTGATGGAACATAAAGGTCTACAAAATTGTTTCTAATTGCATCTTTAAATTCTCCAAGAGGTGTATTGTAAAGATTTGTTAGATTAAATTTAACAAACTTTGGTGATATTGTATTCTCAAAGAAAGTTTCCTGCATGTCTTCTAAATTAACAAGGTCAAATCCTTTAGTGTTATCCATGTCAGATCGCGTCAATTCGTAAGGTGTACCAACCATTCTCAGTTGGCCTCTTCTCTGTCTATAATGAATATGTCCTGAATAAACTGCAGTAAATCGATCATAAGTAGTCGAATCCGTACCATGGTGATTATCAACCTTCTTGTTTAATTTAATACCTCGAACTTCTGAATGGCAAAATACAATTTCAGAATTTGGGTAAGCATCCAGTGTTTCTACTTCATGTTCTACGTCCCGTCTCCATGGCATTAATAAGACTTCCCGTCCACCCCAATGAAATGTTTGGGGTTCTTTGTAAATACTTACGTTTGGAATCCATTTAAGAGCGTCAATAGAACTTACATCATTACTTTTCTTTGCCCAAATATCATGGTTTCCGCAAATTACATGAGTTGGTAAAATTTTACCAAGTCTTTCAAATAGGTCAATTGAATAATGTAGAACTCGAATGTTTACACTTTGTCTATTATCGAAAGCATCTCCAACCTGAACCAATATATCTCCCTCTTCATAGTTTTCTAATAGGGTCGGAATAAATTGATTGTCATAGAAATCTTTTTGCATTTCTAACCATTCCAATGAACTCGATCGGACGCCTAGGTGCATATCACCCAGAATCCAAATTCTTTTTACTGGCTTGTTTAAAGTTTCTTGCTCAATCATAGTTAGAATAATCTATTTATATGCTTTTTCTTTAGTACGTTTGTCTTCTTGTCTAATACCTCGATTAGCTCCTCTTTAAATTTATTACCAAGTGACTGATAGAATTTTGTTGGATTTACATTAAAGTAATCACACAATTCCGAAAATACTTCAATGATTGAATGATTTGGTCGGAGCTCGTCTGAAATAAATTCATAAATTTCGTTAATTTCATTCTTTTTTAATTTAACAGTCTCGTTAAATTCATTAATGTTATTAAAGTGTTTGAATCGAGAAGATTCAATTAACTCGTGGATTTTAGTAATAATTATTTGTGTTTCAATTTTGTCCTCTTCGTCACGATTGTCTAGGTAACTTGGTGCAATATCAAAGGAAAATGAAGTGTCTAGTTCAAATTCGCTTTCAGAAAATGTATTGTCGAATATTTTGTCTCTTTGTGTTCTCATTTTTATAAGTTGTGTATGTTTGAATTTGTAACATCGTCAGTTTCTGTAAGTCGCATATATTGATAATTAATATCTAGTCGGCATTTAACACCCTTACCTTCACCATCTCTAATTTTTAGTACTTTAAGCCAGTATTCAAATGATGCTCGCATAATATCATCTTGAATAATTCCAAGCATCAAATCTGCGGTATGTGAAAGACCAGCGGATTCTGCCACATCTCCCATTCCAATATCACTTGAATTATAGTTGTTACGATTAATCTGTGTTGCAGTAACTATCAACCAACCATTTCTTACTCCCATTGCTCTTAAATCTTCGGCGATTTGCTTGATTTTAAGGTACATATTTTCAGAGTTTGGATTTCTGTAGTTTGCTAAGATATTTATGTAGTCAATAACAATAGCTCCTAGTTTTATTTTACGTTCCTCTTCGATTTGTTTTAAATAGGCTTCAATATCTGGTACGGTGGCTTGAGAAGTTGGAAATTGTTTTACAAAAAGATTTCCAGGTGGTGTTAAACCATCTCCGACATTTTCAAGTTTTCTTTTGATTAGGTCTTTGTTTTGGGCTTTTACATCATATTCATTCATTGGAATTGTAAGTAGGTTTGCTCCGATTCTTTTAAGAACTTTATGAGCTGCCATCTCCGCTGAAACAAATGCAGTGTTAACACCCATTTTAACAAAATTTGCGGCGTCATTTGCTAAGAAAATAGACTTACCAATATTTTGTTCTCCAACATAAACTATTAATGAACCATCTTTGTCATAACCACCGGATAATAACCTGTCTAAAAAGTTATATCCAGTCGAAAATTTGGCTCGACCTTCTTGGAAGTGGTCTCCTGCATTAAAGAAATCTAATCCAATATCTGAGTTAAATACAATTGAATTTCGGTCATTGATTAAACTTTTAACTTTTGAGATGATTGAATCTGCATTTTCTGGAGTAACTTCAGTAGTTTTGATGTACTCAATCGTATCGATTAGTGTAGTATCAAATGTTCTCCATTTAATCCAAGCCTCAGCCGTAGAAACTAGCCATTCCTCATCGTATTGAGTCAAATCAGTTTTGTAAACCAATTCAATAATACTATCCTCTACTTTTCCTTTAAATTTAGGACTTTGAGAAAGGATTTTCATTTGATCCGCTTTTGGCGACTCGTGGAATTTCTCATAGAACTTTGTTGCCAAAAAGTGCATCGTGTCTATTTCGTCTGAAGTATAAAAGCCTTTATGTATTTTCTCTAGGTACTTTGGTTTTGCCAAAGATAACTTAAAGAATATTTTTTCAAAATCTTGTCCGAATTTCATATATTTTTTTAGATTATAAGCCTGTTTGGGGTAAAGTTTCTTATTGGAAAGGGTTAATCAATATTTTGTAGGCCTCTTTTCCCTCTTCGAAATGCGTTTGTTCAATTAAACCAAGTTCGATTGCTTGTTTTAAACCCTTCTCCGCGTTTTCAATATTACCGCATGCATGATATGTCATCAATGAGTGTTTTGTAAAATTGATACGAGGTCGGTCTGGTTTTTTCATAGTTTCGACAACATAAACATGTATAATATCGAAGGCATCCGGAAAACTTTCTAGTTGTTCATGGATGCCTAAAATATATTTTATGGGTAGTTTGTCTTCATCTAGTCGATTAAGATTCACTTCCATATTATTCCATGTGTAAGTCGTCGTTTAATAACTCTCCAATTTCATTATCAAGAGTTTCTGCCGAAGTGTTGTAGTTAAAAAGTGGTTTAATGTACTCATTGATTTTCTCCAATACTTCTTGGGTGAAAACCTTTTCAGTAAAGAATTCTGCGTTTGAAACAGTCTCATCTAAATGTTTACAAATCCATCCTCTTGCAGTTGCTTTAGGAATTTTAACACCCTTCTCGATAGAACCTCTGGTAATTCCACAAATATCCCATGTTGCGTATTGTTCTAATCCAACATAAGGATTCATACCTTTAGTAAAGTCTAAATGGAATTTAATTGGGTGAGGTTTTGCAAAACGATTCTTATCAGGCTTAGCGGTTACAATGATACCAACTTTTTCAGCTCCATCTTTCAATTGTGCCTTATTTAACATAAGAACTATTGAAGCGGCGTATTCAGGTCCAGTACCACCTCCAGCAACTTGTCGTGAAATAAAGTCTTGGGTTTGGTAAGTGTGATTTGTAAATAAGAATGGAATCTTTAAGTCAGCCAATGGGGTCATAATAATTCTAAAGATTGACTTTAAGATTTTAGAACGTGTCATATCAGCTTTCTCGCTTCCAGTCGCAGCATCTTCAATTTCTTTTGCAGTTGCAAGGTTACCGGCACTATCTAAGATAATCATAATCTTTTGAATGTCTCCACCCTTTCTTTTAACCTCTTGCATTTTTTGAGTGATTGAAGTTACTGAAGTTCTAAACTCCTGCACTGTATTTACAGGCTGGTAGTTTACTTTAGTTACATCAATACCAAATTTCAACATTTGGTCTTTGTCGACTGCGGCTTCTGAATCATAATAGATTACATAGTAACCCATGTTAATTGCCTCTCGAACTGAATTCAAGGTCAAGAAAGTTTTACCCGTTCCTGAAGGTCCAGCGATCGAACAAGATCGGTTGTTAGGCCATCCACCAAATAAACTACCAGATAGGCATGCATTTAAGTGATAGTTTCCGGTATGAATCCATTCAGTAACTTCAGAGAAGTCTGATTTGTCCATAACAGAACCTAATGGATTTAATCCCGCAAGTTCTGCATTTAAGTCGTCAAATGTAAATTTATTTTTTGCCATTTTTGTATTGTTTTATTTCTTTTTTTCTAAGGTCTTCAAGTTCCTCTATTAGCCCTTGGGTTTCGTTTTGTATTACTGCCATTTGTGTCATAAGAGCCTCAAGTCGAGTGTTGATTCTTTTATAATGATTGACATATTCTTTTTGGTCTGGGGTTAAGTCATCGATATTTATGTCCATGTTTAAAATAATGAGGTTGAATAAATTAAGTTTCTATTTAATGTGTGTAGTCCAACTGCGGTTAGAACCCGGTTCAATGGGTCTATAACGCTCTTTTCAAATTGCATTTCATAGTCAACTGTCGGTGCAATTTCATAAGGGTGAGCTCCAGGTTGGTATGCAAATATCTCGCAAGTCGCATGTTTACAGTGGTACAATTTTAACTTTTCACCATTACCAATCATCTTGTACTTGTTCTTGAACTTTGGATTTTGATTCATTAAGAAATTATAAAAACCTGCGGCTTTTACGTTTGGCGGACATTTTAAACCATATTGAAATTCTACGGTATCATCTACGATATATTTTTCAAGATTGTTTGTTCTTTTATTAAAACATATCTCATCAACACTTGCTAATTGAAATTCTTTTTTACATTGTTTCAAATAGTCTACAAGTCTTTTCAATAAGGAAGCGGTAGGTTTTTCTGAAAGAATCAGTTTAAGAATCTCAGTCAACTGCTTTCTTGCAAGTGCTGGTGTTGAACTTTGAATCGTATCAAATCCGATAGTTTTAACCTTCTTAAGAGATGGATAACGTTCTTCGATTCCAATCTTGTCTTCCCATGCAATATTCTGCAAGTATTTTTTCTTAGCTAACCAAATCCCAGAGTATGCAATTGTTTCCAATTCAAACTGGAGGAAGTTTTCAGTATTAGTGGCTTCGGCATATTTCTCCATACACTTAAAAATATAATCTTTAAGTCTGAAGTTATACAATTTCATAATGAATTGGTCAATCGATACCTTGTCTCTAAGCCATTCGATAGATTCATACATCTCTTCAAACTGAACATAACAAGAATCTGTATCGATATAAACTACGGAAGGTCGCACAAGTTTATTTTTAACTTGAATGTTAAAAAACTCATGAACTGCCCGATCCTTGGTCCAGAACTCTTGAAAATACTTATTTAGTATCTTCTCAGAATATAGAATCGCAGATTGACCTTGTAATGTGATCGATTCTGCGATGTCTATATTAAAAAAGTGAAACCATTTGTTACCGAAGGCGCCGTAGATCGAGTTAAGCATTACTTTTACGGCTTGCTCATAGGCTCCGAACTTTGCTGACAACATAGAATAATGCTCAACCAATATTTTAATTTCATCTTGCGATAACTCACCTTCTGGTTTTAGTATTAATTCTTCGATTGTCATAAATTATTCAGCAGTTTGGCAAGTAGCTATAGTTAGTAATGTTTCTGAATCTTTTGAGCGTAAAACTACTCGGTTATCCATAACATTCGCTGAATAATCTTCTTTGTCTAAAAGGTTTAAATATTTTTTGAAAAGAGTTACATTTCCAGGATTGTTACCTTGGAATGAGTCAGTAACTAGGTAGTTGTAAGTTTTACCTTTCATTCGTACACCTTCTTTGTTAGTTGCGATAGTAAAAGTTTCTTCTTTGTCCAGTCCGAAAAGAGAACGAACTTTTGAAGTTGCAGTGTAGTCCATGTCAAATACATAGTTTGCTGCGTCAATGTTAAAGATTCCGGCAATTTGAGCATCTGTAAGGTCTTTATAACCTAATGAAGGCTCGGAACATGCAAGTTTAATCTCTAATTCGTTGTTGAAAATACGGAATTCAGTTGCTACAAAATCCTCGTCATTTTCTACGAATTCAATTTCAGCTTGGATATTTCCAAATTCAAATTGTTTAAATGCGTCAGTTAAACGACCCGCATCAAAGAATGCAATTTTTAATTCTTTTGATGTGTTAATAGCACCATCTTCCAATTGGAATACCTGTGACACAGGAACTCTGTGATGTTTAACAGCATCTCTTTGTGGAAGATAGGCGGATGCCTGTACCACTTCATCCTTGATTTTAAAGTAGATGAAGGTATCGATAACCTTAAGTCTATTCACAAAACCGATGAAATTGTTTTGGTCTACTTTGTCAATTTTAATTTTCATATTTATTGTTTAAATTATTTTAATATTATAGACAAAAAAGTGGTTTTGTTTCACATAAAAAAACCTGTCATTACTGACAGGTTAAACTCTTATGAGTCGGTCCTCCGATTCTATCCTGAGGAGGGGTTCTTGTTTAATGTTTTTTAAATTCGTCAAAGACCATGACTATAAAAAATAGTCCAATCATACCAATAAAAAAGGGCAGGCAATTTGGATCAGGTTCCACTTTGTGAAATTATATTTTTATCTTACGTCTCCGATTCTATCCTGAGGAGTGGTTAATTATTAATCGACGTCTTCCGCTTCAATATCGATGGTTCCGTATTTAGAACTACCTATAGTGTACATAGGTTTTCCATTACTAGCATGATAGACATTTTCGATTCTAGCTTTGTCATTATTAAATTTAACATAATCACCTATATTGTGCTTGTGACTTTTTGATGCCTCATTAATAAAGCTTTCAAATGTTTGAATTTTTTTCATTGTGTATTTATTATTTTTATTTTATTTATATATTTCTTTTTTGAAATTTGTTTATGTTTTGATTAATAATAGTTCCACATGCAATATCGATAGCGCAATTAACTACCGGATTACCTTCCCATTTAGATGGGTCGATTATAGTTTCTAAGTGTGGAACCAATGCGGCAGAGATTTCTCTAGATGCAGCATTCCATAGGTATGTTGGAGTATGATCGACTGAATAATATTGTACTCCCCTGTCCAGTTTGATAATTGGATTTTCAAATGTTGTAGGTTCGGCAAAATAGAATCCCATTCCCTTGTCACAACTAATATCGATGATTGCACAATTTCTACGTAATTGAGCCAATTGGTCCTTATCACGAATAAACATTATTGGATTATTTACGTCCTGTAGGACTCCATTAAATATTATATTGGCAGAGTACATGTCTTCCCAAATATCATCATCGTTAAAGTTTTTGTACCAAACATCTGGATTTTTGTCTGCTACCAAGTGCGTTGGTCGCTGTGTGTAAACTACAATGTTGTTAAACCCTCTACCTTGTAGGGCATAGATTGCTCCTTTACTTACAGAACCAAATCCAAAAATAACAACCTTCTTGCGGTCACCATAATGTCCATCAAGACCTGCTAATTGTAGGTAATGAATAACTCCAGCATATCCGGCTAATTCATTGTTACGATAGAATGAATGCAATTTTGAGCTTTTACTAATGTAATTCATCTCTTCCCAAGCAATCAATGTTAATTTCTTTTCGATTGCAATATCTGTAATGTCTCGTTGTTGAACTGCATGGGTCCAACCACATAATGTTGCACCATCTTGCATTTGTTTTAGGTCTTCGGCAACGGGCTTTGGTAGTATAATTATGCTACACTCTTTAAAAAGATCCTCACGACTGGCAAAATTACAACCTATTTGTTCAAGTTGATTGTCTGAATATCCGTAGTCGATTCCATATCCCTCTTCAAAAAGGAGTTCTTTGATAATGTCTCTAGATAGTCTTTCAATATGGGCTGGATGGATTGGAATACGTTTTTCGTTTTCCTTTAGCGATGTTTTAAAAATTCCTGTTTTCATATTAGTCTAAATTGAAAAAATATCGATATCCATCTTTTGCCTTTGGATCTGTCAATATCTTGTAATCCATTGGCCATTGAGACGAATCGATTTCTTTTTTAAATTTTGGGTAGTAATTCTGATGTCCAGGAACTACATATTTTAGGTAAATTTCCTCTAAGAATTCATCGTTTAAGGGTTCTCCATAAAAATCTTCGTACATTGCCTTATAAACTTCGCACATTTTAACGCTTCCAAGTCCGGTAGCAGATGATGTTTCCATAATCCACATTTTTCCTTTTTTGTCTACAACAATATCTAGGGCCCATAAGTCTAGGTCCAGGAATGTTTTAACGTCTTTACAAATTGATAGCACATTTTCAATAAATTTAGGGTCAACTTTCTTTCTGTCTTGATAAACATAAGTAAAACTGATTTTTTCATCGGCAGTTTTAGTTTTAATCGAACGGTCATCTTCAATTCTTGGTACTCTTTCATTGATAACAAAAATCTTGTCTCTACAAAACATTACTCTGTATTCTCTAGCAAAATCTATAAATTGACAAAAGATATCGAATGTATCTTTGCTCTCTTCTAGTTCCTTAGCAGTGTCGAATTTTTGAATTCCAACTCCACTATGTCCATCTTTTATTTTTGCAATTACTGGAAAACCAACGTCTCCTTTAACCGCACCCTCTTTTGAAAAACACGTCTTTGGAAGCCAATCAAATTTTGCAGCTGCTTTGGCAAATTTTACCTTGTCTCCTGAAAGTTGAAGCAATTCTCTTTTATTGTATAAATTATCATTGTTGATACCTTTATTCTTTAAAAATGCAACGGCTTCAGGGTGATTTGGTCCTCCAAAACCACCATAATAAAGTATTGGCACATCAGAAGGTACCACAACTTTCTTGTCTTCGAAGTCCTCTTTTGTTGCATAGTTCAGGAATAGATTACCTTTAGCGGAAATATTATATTTCTTTTCGCGATCATTAACATCTCCTGAAGTTGCTTGAATGTCATTAGACATCATAATCCATGCTACTTTTTTAGCATATTTGTTTTTAAGATTTTCTTTGTATACGAATTCTTCGAAAAGCCTGATTGGAATCATTTGCAAAAGATTTTTATTTTATTTATATATCCTTAGTTTTTAAACATAAAAAAGCAGGGAGTAGCGAATTCCCTGCTTAACACCTCCGTGAACTAGTCCCGGTCCTAAAATGCAATCATGTTTCAGATTGCCGGTTCCTTATGCCTCGCAGCTTGAGCATTCAAGAATGTCTCTTGCAAAAGACTGGGCTGAACTTTGACTAAATTGATAGTATAGAGTTTTAACCCCTTCCTCATGAGCGTAAAGGTATAGTGTATTAATATCCTTAGCCGAAACTGATGGATGTATCATTAAATTTAGTGACTGTGATTGGTCAATAAAATGTTGTCTTTGAGCCGCTTGTAGTACTATTTCTTTTGGAGAGATTTCAACAAAAGATTTAAAAACCTCTTTAGTTGGAAAGTCTAAATGTTGTACGCTTCCGTCACGTTTTAATATTCCTTCCCAAACGTCTGGTGTATTTAAACCATATTTGTCTAACTCTTGAATTAAGAAAGGATTTTTGTAAATTGTTTTTGACTTAGCCAAATCCTTAATAAAATAATTAGATTTGATTGGTTCAATTCCCATACTTACCTGTCCTAGGATAAATGAACTACTTTTGGTTGGAGCAATCGCAACTAGGGTAGTGTTAGCATATCCTGGTCGGATTGAACGGTAACCTTTCTCATCGTGCAACCATCTTGAAGCCTCTTCGCTCTTTTCTTTAAGAGTTGAGAAGATTTCGTGATTTAATTGTTTTGCTTGAAGAGAATCAAATGTAATTAATTTAGCCTGAAATAATGAATGGTAACCCAATACTCCAAGACCCAGTGCTCTGTGGTCATTTGCAAATCTCCATGCTCTTTTCATTCCAGGCATATTATAAGACTTATTAACGAATTCGTCCATAACTGCATTTAAGAACATTGTATAAACTTCAATTGCATCAGTCTCTTTAATTTCGTCCCAATGTAATAAATTAATAGAACCTAAACAACAAACAAATGAATTAAAACTATCTGTTGGTAATTGAATTTCACTACAAAGGTTACTTGCAGTGATTTCCAAACCTAACTCTTTATACGGTGAATTGTTGTTGGTATTATCTTTAAACATAATGTAAGGAAAACCAAACTCATTACGTCTTTGAATTATTTTAGCCCAAATTTTACGTTTGTCTGCGTCTCCTGCCTTCATATCAGCGATCCAAGCATCGGTAACGGTAACTCCATATTGTAGGTTTTGAATTGGATTACCATCGGTTCCAATATCTAAAAATTCTAAAATGTCATTGTGTTCAACTGGTAACCAAACTGCGCATGCTCCTCTTCTGGCCTCTGATTGTTTACATACATCAACTGTTGTATCATATAATCTGGCATAATGTACTGGACCATCTGCAGTTCCACCTGTCGAAATTTTAGAACCTCTTGCTCTAATATTTCCTAAAAATGCCGAAGTTCCTCCTCCGTATTTTGACATCATTCCAACCTCTCTACTACCATTTAAGATACTATCTAGTGTATCATCTACATTACTTCCATAACAACTAACCGGAAGTCCTTTGTCTTTTCCAAAATTAATCCAAACTGGAGTTGATAAACTATAGAATCCTCTACCCATATAGTCCTCAAACTTTTTTGCAAACCCTTCGATTTTTAAGTATCTTTCTGCTGTGTTTGCTACATCTTTAATTCGCTGCTCTGGAGATTCAGTAATATAACCTCTAGATAAAAATGTTCTACTGTCTTCGTTAAGCCAGTAATTCTTTTCATATTCCATTCTGTATTCTTTGTTTTTAAAATTAAAATAAGTCGTCTTCGGTGATTGCCTTAGACTTTTTGTTGTAGTCAATTGATTTTTTGTAGAAGAAATCACCTTCTTTTGTTGAAAGAATCTCAACATCAAACCATAAAGATTTTTCAATTTCTGTAAAATCAACATCAAATACAGGTTTCATTCCAATTCGTTGTAGAGAATTATTAAAACGATTTTGAATAAATTGTTTGATAGTTTCTTTTGATAGGAAATCAAGTTCACCCTTTTCAAAAATCCAATCAAGAATTTTAACCTCTGCTAGGTATGCTTTTTTACAGGCAGAATCTATAAGTTGTTCGAATTCCTCATCAAACCATTCTGGATTTTCTCTCTTAATAATGTTGATTAGCTCAGATCCGAAGTTTCCGTGGATTTCCTCCTCTTTACTTGTCGCCTCAACTACATTTGAAATACCCTTAAATAGGTTTTTCTCTTTGTTAAAAGACATCATAATAAAGAATTGGCTAAATAGACTAACATGTTCTATAAACAATGAAAATAGCAATACGGATTTTGTATACATTTTATTGTCCTTACTTCTTGTACCGTCCAAATACTTACTTAAGTATGCAATTCTATCTTTAATTGCTGGAATCTCTACTACATGTTGGAATTCGTCTTCTAATCCTAGGACTCTTAATAATTGTGCGTAAGCGTCTTTGTGTCTCACTTCACTTTCAGCAAATGTCATTCCAACATCTCCAATTTCAGTGATTGGCATTCTTTTATAAAGATCCGCCCAAAATGTTTTAACGTTAACCTCGATTTGTGCGATTGCAAGCATCGATCTTTTAATTACTTCACGCTCTGATTCTGTTACTTTAGTCATAAAGTCATCAATATCTGTTGTAAAGTTAAATTCTGTGTGAATCCAGTACGAGTGTCGGATTGCATCTTTGTATGCTAATAGCGAAGGGTATTCGTAAGGTAAAATATTTACCCTTTTTTCGAAGATATTGCTCATTGTTGATTGTTTTTTTAAGTTTAGCGGTTAATATATATACATGTTATTGGAGCAGTTTTTTCAACCGGTCAGCTTTTGTGAAGTATTCATAAGAAGTTTTTTTATAATCTTTACGTTGTGCATAAAGGTCACTTAATATCTTTCTTAAGATTGAATCCTCAGTTTTATAAACTACACCATTATCACAAACGATAACCTCTTTGTCTTTACGTCTCTCTTCAATTTCACTCTTATAAATCTTTTCGATGTAGGCATCTGGAGATATATTAAATTGTCTCATGATAGAAGGGTATAGTGACGCAAAATCGAATGCACTTACACCTTCATAGAATCCAAGTATAGGTTCTTTTACAAATGCTCCGGCGTATTGACCATCTTTTTGACTATCATTTTTCTCTTCGCTTCCAATTCGCATTCCTTGCTCAGCAAGTTTTCTAGCCATAATAGCTTCAGTAACCGCCACTGGAGAACTTGCTTTATACAATGGCATATTTGTAATATTTGCCAAGGTTAGTAGTACCTCCATGGACTTCAACTTCTGGTCAATGTAGTACACCAACACTGAATCGACAACATTGTAATATATGTACTTGACAAAATTATCGCGGTATAAGTCCTGTAGTGAGCCAGTGAACTTGATTTTGTTAACGTTCAAAACTTGACTTGAAACATAATCCAAAGAGTTAGATTCTTTAACTTTTACAGTTCGGTCGTATTTATCATACAATTGCATGTAGTCAAGAATTCCAATATGAAGAGGTCGACCATCAGTATGATCGATTGAATTTGTCATACCAACTTCTTTAATATCGATTTGAAGTCTCTTGCATCGATTAACAATATATTGCCAGTCATAGTTAATAAAATTCCACCCAGTCATCATTGGAAACTTTGGTAAGAATTTCATTAAGAATGTGTACACCATGTCATATTCAGACTTAAACTTGTGGTACTTAAATTCCCAGTCCTGGTCAAAGTCTTTGAAATACTCATTAGTATCATCTTGAATCTTTTGGATTTTATCTGAGGCCATATCTTCCAAACCTAAGACGATTGCTTTACGGTCTGGAGTGATTATTGAGAATGAAAGAATTCTACTTTTGGCCTCTTCGGCTTTTGGAAAGCCATCAACAATTTCAGTTTCAATATCGACAAAATAGGTTTTTGGCATATTATATGCTGTCAAATCCTTTTTGTCTTTCTCTGAAAGATTATCTAAAAAATAAAGGATAGAAAACTTATTGAATTGTTTTCCATATCCTAGTTTAACAGGACGGCCATCCCAGTTTTTATAGTCTGGGCTAGCCGCTTTGTCTTTGTCATCACAAACATACCAATTTTGGAATTTATCCACTGGATATTGTTTGAATGCTACTTCACCTTTGTCATTGTAGTATGAAATGATAACATCTTTTTCACGCTGTTCGATGTCTAAAATCATTAATATCCTCTTTTTTGACGGTTAACATTTTCTTCTGCTTTCGCGAAGTAATAATTGTACGCTGTTTTTGCATCTAATCCGATTGAAGACGCATAATTTATAAAGAAGTGTAGTATGTCTACCCATTCCATATAAAGTTCTTTCTTGTCCTCTTCAGATAGGTCGCTGATTTTCATGGTTTCATACTTTGAAAAGTCTTTTTTCCAGTATTTCCAAACTGCATTTCCACTACCATCTTTAATACCTCCAAGGGCATCTGTCATCTCGTGAATTTCATCAACTACTGCATGGGTATTAACATGCCAAAAGTTCATAATTTCTCTAATTGACATATTTTCAAAATTGAAACCATAAGTTTGCTCCTGCATTTTCTTTTGGTTTTCCATAATATCCGCCAGGTGGGTGGTCGAATCTGAATAGAAGTCTTTAACTTCCAGGTCTTTACATTGATTGTCTATATTTGCCATAAGTTTTTATATAATAGTTTTATAGGTAATTTTAAACTTGTTTAAAATAAACATGAACTTTTAAATGTTGGTTCATCAACTTCGCAAGATTCACCAATTTGTTCTTTAGAAATTGGAGCATTTGCACGGTTTAAGGCCATCTTTTTACTGTCTCTCAATCGTAAAAATACGCCAAACTGACAACAGCTAATTTCTGTACCAAACGTTGTAAACCTTCCGGTCTCTGTAATAGTTTCTAAATAGTCAAGGTTCTCTCCGGTAAAATCAAAGAATTCATGTTGAGTGTCCCGGATTTGTCTAATAACCTTGGCTCCCACATCGGATGAAATTGAAAAACCTAAGTCCTCATAGAACCAGTTGATTGTGGTCATCGCTCCAACTCCGGGTGCAACAAAATCATCGTCTTCGTTAAGATTTCCAAAAGGTGCATTAGGTCGCAATAGGTCGGGAGTACCGATTTCTGGCATTCGGGCAAGGTTGGTACTAAAATGGTAACCATAATAGTTTCCAATTCCTCGATGCGATGTTAAGAATTCAAACGACTCTTCCATTGTCGGTTTCTTTGTATAGAATTCAACAAAACGCGGACCCAATAGGGTAAACCAAAAGAACATGTCACTAGTTCGACTTTGTCTGGTTGGATCCGGTTCGGCGCCAATTAATACGTCATAAGGAGTTTTAATTACTCTTGCATGATTTCTTGATTCGGTCTGTAAACTTGTTCGTAATTCAGTTGTACCATAAATCTTTTCTCCACGCCTCTTTGCATTCTCCATGTTAACCATGCATTGGAGAACATATTTTTCGTCATTAACCAATTTTTCATACTTGACAAAAGGATAACCAGTATCTTGAGTTAATAAGTTAATTGTATTCGACGGACCATAGAACTTTACAATTGCTGCATTAATTAATCGGTCTTCAAAGGTACAGTCGGGATTGTAGAACACATTTTCATTTAACCAAATAATCTCGTCGTGAAACGAACGATTTGGGTGGAAGTATGGAACTGAGCGTCCCTCTACAATAAATCCATGACCGAAAATGTCCTCTCCAGTACCCTCTCGATGCCTAAATGTATCGAACGTACATGTTTTTGCAAAACGAACCTCATATTCTCGACGATTCATTTCATGAACAAAGTCTCGAATGAGTTGTCTTTTTTCTGTTGGTATTAAATCCAACAGTGCTTGAGAATCCATCTCAAGCAGTTGTTTATTTGAAGTCATTTTAAGTTTTATTTTTTAAAGAAGCAGTCATGTGCTATCAAATTGTCGGTAAATATAATCAATGGAACTATTTTTGAATGTGGGTAAATTTCTAATAGTCTTTCCATTACCTGATACATTTCAACCCTGTGTTTTCCAGCATGTAATTCAATAAACAAATATTTAGGTTGGTAATCTATTAAAGTATCAATTAAGGTATACTCAGCAGATTCGATATCCATTTTAATAATATCTGGATTGTATTTCTTAAGTAACTTTTTTAGGTGTATATTTTCAACATAGTCATATTCGCTGAACTTCATTTTGCTCTCAATTGATGTTGAACAATGTGCATTTTGGCTTGAAGATTTGAATATTTTTAAGGTCTTATCAGGCAGTCCAGAAACGGCAGCATAAACTAAATCGACATAATCGTCATTCTTGTATGTTGATTGTAGTTTCTCAAAGTTTCGGGCATCGCATTCTACAGTACAAACTTTACTTGCTCCAGCGTCTAGTGCAATTTGAGTAAATGCTCCAATATTGGCTCCAAGGTCAAGACAAACCATTCCCTTATAGTCAACCTCAGGGATTAAATAATTAGCAATACTTTCGCCAATCATACTATCATCAACACCTTCAGATGCTCCTAGTATTTTAACGTATTTCTTTTTAAGTCGGGTTTTTTCCAATTTTGAAATTGGAAGCTCAGGAAGTTTAACTCTGCTCATCTTATTTCTGTACTAATTTTGATACAATGTTAACTAATTCCACATCTGGACAGTTTTCCTGAATAATTTGGTATTGTATTGGGTCATCTTCAAAAAAACGTGAAACAATAACACCTTCATTTTTTAAACGGTTAATTGTATGCGCTTTGTGATGCCCGGAATGTCTTCTTGCGGCAACTGTATGGTTTCCACGTTCCTCAAGAGTCATTGGATTAAAATACACCTTGCATTTAATTCCTCTCTCTTTAAGGATTGCACGGATTTCGTCTTGTTCATCAATGCATCTTCCGGTAATAACAAAATCGGTAGTGGCTCTTGGAGTTATTCCAATTGAAATTACTCCGTCAAAATCATATCCGTAGATATCGACTGGTTTTTTGGTTTTAAATATGTTTAACATGCGTAAAGTTTTGATAAAAAAAGGGAGAGTTACTTCTCTCCCTTTTTGGGTTAATCTAATTGTTAGGCTTTTTTAGCAACTAACTGTTTTCTTGTAGAATCTGTTAAGCGTCTTGCAGCCAATTCAGTACACTCATAAACCGCATCAGCAAACATCATTTGATCTGGTGGAGTTTTTTGTGTGAACGCTGAAGGACCTCTTAAGGCTCCTACAACTCCTAATTCTCTTGCAACTCTTAAATAACGAACTGCATCGATTACTACTCCAGCTGAGTTTGGAGAGTCTTGTACACTTAATTGAGCATCAAAAAGAACTGGTGCTCCACCGAATCCTGTAAGTTCTAAGCGGAAGTTAGCAACTTTATTATCACCGTAGAATGCGATATACTCAGAAGGACCGGCATGTAGGAATGAATCTTCAGTTGAAATTCCTCTGATTTCGTTTTGTGCACGGATAACGTTTTCTTTAGAAATCTTTTTAGAAGCAAGACGAGATTTATCTTCCATATTTAAGAAGTCCGTGTTACCTCCAACATTTCTTTGGATGTGGGCTTTTACATGATGTCCTCTTTCAAAGGCAAGTTCTTGTAACATTTGAGAAAGAATACTTGCTCCAAATTGAGAACGCATATCATCTCCGATAATTGGAATACCAGCGTCGATGAATCTTTGCTCCCATGCAGGGTCAGATGCAATAAATACTGGAATACAGTTTACTAGAGAGATTCCTGTTTCAAGACAAATTTCAGCCCAGAATTCAGTTGTTTTTTGAGAACCTACTGGTAAGTAGTTAATCAATACTTCAACACCATGGTCTTTTAATTTAGCAATGATTGAATCCTTCCATTCACGTGCTTTTTTTGGAGTCCAATCAGTACGATTCATGTCCGTAGAATTTCTCAGTTTTTCGTCAACTAAGAAGCGATTTTGTTCTGGATAGTTATCCATAAGCGCTGCATAACCATCAATTACTGGAGCCTCGTAAACTGGCGCTTCAGAGTGAATAACATCAACAATGTCCCATGCAGAGTTTGGTCTTTGTTTAAGTGCGTATCCTAATGTTTGATTAACTTTACGTTCATCAATTTCGAATCCACATACAAACTCGATGTTTTCTGCTTTGTAACCTCCGATGTCGGATTTCATCATCCCAGTAATATCATTTGGGTTCTCTGTGTAATATTGTACACCTTCAACTAATGATTTGGCACAATTTCCAGTTCCAATAATTCCTACTTTAATTTTGTTCATTTTTCTTAAAATTTAATTTATAATTTTTATACTTGGTTTATTTAAAAAGTTTCAAAAAAGAGTATTGATAGTCTTCTTTAGGGCAACATTTTTTTCGGACGTCTCGAAATCATATTGGTAAAACTCTCTAGATAGGTGAACTGAACCTGGCTTTTCCATGTAAGTATCGGCAAAGTATTGAGGGTCTGCTGAATACCAGTGAATCGGCCATTCGATTACGTTCATATTATATATTGCCGAGAGTTTGTCAACCTCTTCATTAAATATTTCCATTAATTGAGTCCGTTCCCGTTGAGTACCGATAAATGGAGTTCCTTTGTAGTACCCAGTTTTAGGAATTCTGCGACCTTCAAATTCGATAGGTAGCAATTTTACAACCGTATTCTTTTGAATTCCTAGTGATTGTAAGTGTTCAAAGTAATTTTTTACAAGTGCTTTAACCGCATCGACAGGTTTTTCTTGTCGACATAAGTGATGACGAACATCGATGTTTCCAAAGTATGTGATTAGGTGGTCAGTTCCTTCAGGAATATAAGATGCCATTCCTTCTTTCATAACTCCAAATAGGGTTTTACCATCATTTCGGCTAATATTTGCGCCCGGTTGGTATACTGAAACTGAATGGGAATCACCTAGGACAAAAGTTCCGGAAGCCAATTTTAATTCAATTGTTTCGGTTTCTTTACTCCTCTTTGTAAGTGCTTCAACATTAAGAGATGCCCATAGAGGTGAACATGATTTCATTCGACTTTGTGCGAATGCTCCAACATCTGGCATTTCTCGATTCAAACAATATATTGTTCCACCAAAATCTAAAAATCTTTTAATCCTTTCTGCTGGTTCGTCAGTGGCTCCACCAAATAGGTTATAAGACCCTTGGAATTCCATTGGAAGTGCTACTAACCAAACATCATATTGGTGAATATCTTCTGACTTTGTAAGTACTTCAGCATCCAGTCCTAGGGACCTTAATTGATTAGCTAATAAGAAAGCCCATGCACTTTTATGGCTGGCCTTCTTTGAACTATAAGTAGTTACAACATCATCGATTGCAATCTTCTTACCCTTTAATGAATCTAAAACTGTGTAAATATTAACCATTGTTTTGCTTTTCGTTAATGTAGTTGTCTAATCCTTGGATATATGCAACTGCATCTAATAAATTATCACGCTTGTGATTGTAAGACTCTCTACTGAATTTAAGTGCAACTAGTGCCATAAACATTTCGCGACCAGTAACATTAAGTCCGGTCATACCATTAAAAATCATTGCAGCTCTGTCCATACCTTCTGAGAAAGGACCATATTGTCTGTCTGCTTCTTCTGAGCGGTTATTAACTATTCCGCTTGCTTCGTCTAGAATATTCATAGTTTGTGTTTAAGTATTATATGTTATATATTGGTTTTGTTTTTTATGTACTTTAATTTGATATGTAAATATAATACTAAAAACGACATAAAAAAATCCTGACTAAAAAAGTTATTAACAATTTTGTCAGGATTAAATTATTACGGGATCGTTGTTCGTGATTTTCTTCCCGGCGGAATAACCCTGTTTAACGTCTTCGGCTTTGATTTTCGCGAGCGTCTACTAAACTTCGACCCATCCTACTTATCACCTATTGGGGTGGTATGACGTTTGTCCATTTTTTATCCTGGTTAGACTTCCATTTGCCTGTTATACTTGATACTATCTCTGTAATACGTTGGCTATCATAGCTGTGTGTACTTTTTGCTGTACCGATCCACCTGGTTCCAATGTTTGCTTACTTTATAAATTGCTTGTATGGATTGCTGTAAGGAACCAATTTTCTTTATATATCTTTAAACAACTGGAGCGTATCTCTCACTCAAAATTGTTTTATCCATGATTTGCTGTGGAGATTCAATGTCTCCTCCAAGTAAACTAGTCATAATTGCTGGAGAGAATCCTGAAACCAGTGCAGTTCCTTGAGTATCAAATGCAACCGGTACTCCTCCATTTCGGGATTGAATATTCCAGTAAACAATTTGAGGTACTTTGTAACCTGCATCGGCATACATTTGCTCAATCATTTGCTGAGCAGCTGGATTCCATTTTCCACCTTTAAATCTAGTACTGTAACCACCAGAAGAAACTGCGGCATTAAATTCCATATCCGATAGGATTAGGATTTTATTTGGCATTTTATCTTGCGATAGTTTATGCTTAGTGGCCTGATCTAAAATCAATTTGAAGGTCGCCTCAAGATCCGTTGACATTCCCCAATCGGAGTTTGACATCTGTGTGTAGCGATCACTCAATGAGCCACTTAATACTTGTAACTGTGGTTTACTTGAGAAAGTAATGAATGCATCTTTGAAAGGACCCACATTTCTTTCAGAAATATAAAGACCTAAAGAGATTGCAACATCCATACATGTTACAGATTTACTACCGCCTGCTGGGCAAGACATAGAACCTGAGACATCAACCACTGGTAAAATCATATCGTTTGCGCCTTCCATATAGTTTGGAAGAGCTTTCCATTGTTCGTTTGCTACGCTTGAGTTTCCATAGTTTAGAGACTTAGTCACGTCGTATGGGTAAACTGCACCTGCATTAATTTTAGCCTCACCTTTTACAAGAGAAGCAATATAGGCTGAATAACTTTCGTATGCGTTTTTACCAAATGCTTTTTGGTATCTTGCTGAAGCGACAGATGGTAATTTACCGAAGTCGATAGAATTCCAGTCTCCAGCACACATCTTAGTTTCAACTACGTTTGTTAAACCTACAAGAGATTTTCTGTATTGTTTTGGAGACATTCCAGTAAATTTACGTAACTTTTCAGCGATTGGTCCTTTACGTGGCATCCATTTTGCACATAAGCCGTTTTCGTTGATTATTGCATTTGAAATTAAAGTGAATGCTTGCTTTTCAAGATATGTTCCCGTTAAGACTAATAAATCATCCCAACGTCCGTACTCTGGGATTAGTTTTAAATTAAGTCTAAGAACCAAGTCATGGTTTTCTGCCAAATAAACTAAAATGTCCTTGAAAACTTGACGTTCTCCAGCTCCACCTCGAACATCTCTAGCCCAAAAAAGAAGTTTCATAGCACGCTTCGGATCTTCATTGAACGCTTTAGAGAAGGTTGCAATCAAACGTTGTTTGTCTTGTCCTCTCATTGCTCCAATGTTAAAGAAAAGGTCAACGCAAGCATTCAACGATGTCGAATTTGTCGCCATTCCATTTTCAGTTACCATGTCTTCTTGTCTTAATGCGTCTAAGAATTCCATTTTAATTTATTTTTAAGTTCGTAATTTATACTTATTGTTTTAATTTTGTTTCAAAAAGAGTTTGTTTTTTTAAAAATATTTTTAACCAATATAGATTTACAATCCATTCTAGCTCCTCTGTTTCAATATTGTCCTCTAGAGCGGTAATCATTATAAATGTATCAATCATTCTTTTGGCAGATTCTATGTGCCTCAGTGTAGTACATGATTCAATTGTCACGTTTATCTTTTCGGTAGCCAGTCCTGACCATCTTTCAAAATTTTCCGGTTTAAAAAAGTATTGCATCATTGTTAAATTAAAAAAACCTCAGTAATTATACTGAGGTTTTAAATATTGTTTCAATTCTTTATTAATATTCAAATGGTGGAGTTTGATATTCATTTTTATTAACAGCAAACCAATTTCTACCAATTAGATAATACCACCATCCTCTAGAAGAATCTATAACGGGGTACTCTCCTTTAATTGCATATTTTTTAAATCCTCCTCTAGAAAAGTATTTAGTTACTGGAGTTCCGTCTGGCCATTTTTTATCAGTTGATTGGGCATTTATCGATGTTCCATCAAATTTAGCTAAAACAATTTTAGCATTAAATCCATCTTCTTGTTCATCTTTTGCAAACACTTCGATTGCATCTTCAGTGTCTTCATTAAGAAATTCTTCAAATGTTTTAAACTTCTTTAAGAACTCTTTACGTCTCTTCTTTTCCTCTTCCTCTTCCTCTTTTGCATCTCTAGAACCCTTTGGAATATCTCCAGAACCTACTGATGTGGGTGAAGGTAGAGCGGTAGCTCCCATTCCTCCAATGCTATCAGGAGAAACCATCTCTTCAAGTTCATGATAACCGTCGTTTGCCTGTTTAATAAAATTATAGGACTGTGAAATGTGGTCTTGAATCCATCCCGGAAGGTCCTTCTCTTCTCTTCCAATTTTTTGAAGTAGTTCACCAACTGATTTTGAAATTGCATTAAGTTGACTCATTGCCATTCCAACTTCATGGTCTTCAGCCTCTGCAACACGGTCAGGTAATCCTTCATGTTTTGTGCTTGCAAAATCTTTCAACTGTTTAAGTGTCATAGAATCTGCTAGGTCTTTAACCTCTTGGCTAGCATCTTTAGGGTCCATATCTCCTTTTTTAAGAGCGTAGGCCATACCCATAAGTTGCTGTTGAGCTTTACTTGTACTTGGCATATTATTTTTCGTCTATTTGCATAATCTCAGAACCTCTGATTTCAACATTATTTTCTCCAATTTCAGCATCGAAAGCACCATAAATGTCTTCTCCACCTGCAATTGCGGTATTTAACATACCACCTAATTTATTCTTAAATTTGCTACCATCGACATCATCCATAAAACCAACATTAATTACAAAATCTCCAGCAATTCTAATATGTAATGGTCCACCGTCTCTATTTAATCCATTAACAGTGTCTGGCTCCCATGTTTTGTTTAATCCTTGAACATGAACATAGACAACTTGGTCCATGTCTCTTACCGCCTTTTCAACTTCAGCTAGAATCATTTTTTGCGCATCTTTTCCAAAATCTCCCCAAGCGCCATTAACCTGCTCTAAAGTATCTTTAACATCCCCTTCAAAAGTGACTCTTTCAATTTCTTTTTTAAATGCCTGCATAACTTTACCGACAATACCTTTAGAGGCATAGGGTCCAGTCATTCTGTATACTTTTTCATTTACGAATTCCTCGTATAGTTTAATGTGTTTCATATTGTATATCTTATTATTTATTATGAATAGGCCTCGATGTCCCATTGAATTCTATCTAATGGTTTTTCGCCGTACGCTACATTTCTCTTAACCCAATCAATAAGACCTGGTTCAAACTTGGCATTTTGCGCCATATCATATGCATGGTTTGCTCCACCGTCTCCAGCCATATCTTTAATCCATTTATCGTATTCCTTTTGGTTCCATTTTCTAGGCTTAGAATGAGGTCCATTACCTACAGTAGAAAATGCGGCCATTGATGAACTTGGAATAAATACGTCAGTTAAACCTGCACTACCTGACTTACCATTGTCATATCCAATTTGTCTTCTATATTTAGCCAGTGCATAATCAGCAGACTCGATTTGACTGGTACGTGACATTGCACCAGTTTTTTTACCATAGGCTCTTTTAAGTTCTTGTTGTTTATCAGGGTCAGTTTCAAAATGGATTTTTACAATGTCATCCATTCCCCAACCTTCATTTAGGGATTCATTAACAAAACTTTCGAATGTAGGTATGTGTTTCATTGTGCTATTTTGTTTTTCTTTTCAAAATCTATTACTTTTTTGTAATCAGCAGACTTCATGTTTCCTTTGGATGCTCTTACAAGTTCTGCATATTCTTGAGCTGTTTTCATATCTGAAAAAGATGCAGAAGTTGAGTAGTTGTCGACTTTGTCAAAAGGTGCTATTCGGTCATATTCTTCATCGTTAAAAACGCCAAATAGAGAGCTATCGATATCAATGATGTCACCCTTTTCAATAGGAAGAAAAACTATCCATGTTTCTTTAGACCCTTCATTTAAGAAGTTCTCAAAGGTTTTTATGTGTTTCATTTTACCAAGCGTAATTTTTAGCGTCTACTTTCTTAACGTAGTCTGTAATTGTTTTAGCACTTTCTTTTAGTCTACCTTCGTAGAATTTACCACTATATCCAGTTGCAACTTCTTTTTCAGATTCAGCAACATATCCAACGTATCTATTGTACTCGTCTAAGATATTTCTCATTAAGTTAGAAGCATCACTCATTTTGATTTCTCTACCTCTAGTGTCTAATCCAATAATAAGTTCTCCGTATCTTCCTTTCTCAGATTTAGCTAAAGCATCTTTAATTTGTGTAGCAAGAGTATCAATAGCTCCTAATACAACTGAGTCTATTGGCATTGCAGCTGCTTTTTGCGCTAAGATTTCGTTATAACGTGCTTTGTTTGCTGCTTTAAATTCTTTATCATCTACAAAAGCAGTAGCTCCACGTTTATCTTCAGATCTTTTAAATAATAATGATTGCGTAGAATAACGGGCTTTAAGAACGTCTAAGTCAATAACATAAGCAATATCAGCTAATTCAGCTACTTTTGTAACAGAAGTAATTCCAGAACCATCGTATCTTTTAGAGTCTCTTTTATCAAATCCTGCGGCAGCTTCTCTTGAACTAGCAACTTTTAAAGTTTCAGTACTAGTTTTTCCATATCTATTATATGCAGTTGAATACCATTCGTTTTGACCGTTGGTTATTGCTAATAGGGTATTTGACTGAATAAGTCCATTATTCCATGTAGATGGGTTACTAGTTTCAGCGTATGGATTTACTTTTTGGTTAGTTACTACGTAAAAATAAATAGCGTTTGCTCTTTTTTCTTTACGTGCAGTTTGAGGGTCCATTTCAATAATGTCATAATCCTCGATTTTATCAAGTGCTAATTTTGAGAAATTATAAAAAGCTCCTGCTAAGTCTTTAGTACTAGCACTTCCCACTGAGAAAAGGTTAGCTAATTTAGCACTTTTAAATGCTTCATTTAAGGTACCTTCGTTTAATTTGTTTTCAACAAATTCTGCGAAAGATTCGTAGATAAATTTTGTTTTCATATCGTTGTTATTTTTGTTTTCGTCTAAGTCAATAACCCAAGCAAATTCGACGTATTTGATAGCATCTTCTGGATTTACATCCCATTTAAGTGCCGCATCTAATACGATTTTTCGGGTAATTTTTTGGTTTGGGTATTTTGCAATTTCTTTGTCAAATCCTCCAGGAACCCAAATCTTTGGGGCCTTTGTAGTTGCTTCTGAAACCATTACATTTTTAAGGATTCTAGAACCTGTCTTTGATAAACTAATTCCATCTTCAGATACATTAAAACACTGAGCGTTTCTTCTCAACCATCTTTTAGAATCTGTGGTCATTTCTCCAAGAATTGTGTTAAATTCCTCTTGAGAAATTTTACCATCTTTAATAGCCTCTAACATTCTATTACGAATTTTAGCAGCTTTACCTACAGTAATTGCAGGATTTTTTTCAGTATATTGTCTTTTGATTGTGATGTTTCTTTCGTTAACTACTGATTCTGTTACTGTATTTGTTAATTGATCTGCTGTAAATTCAATTGGTAATGAAATATGTCCTTTTTTTGCAACATCATTAAATGGAGCTAGAAAAATCGAGTCATTTGATTTTTTATATCCTGGCTTTGCTACTTTCCAAATTTCACCATTAGAAAATTCAACAGTATCTCCTATCTTCCATTTTGATATATCAAGATGCTCATTTTCAGTAACTGCTGATTCATTTATACCAAACTCTCTGATATCATTCTGTCCATTGTCAAATGATTTTTGAATAGCGTCTAATGCCTCTTTTCTATCGCTTGATTTTTCAAAACCAATTTCACTATCAGCAAATGCTCTTGAATATTTACTCCATGAATCTTTTGATAAATCAGCAACTTTTCTTAGGTTAATAACACTAGATTCTATACGATATCTTGCGATTGTTCCGGCTGGATAATTGTTAGTTGATAAACCCAAAACTAAATTAGCCTCGTTTGTAGCAGATTCATTTGCCATCATCTTTTTAAAACCTTTTGCAATAGTTTTAATATCATCTCCTATTTTACCTAAAACTGGATTTTCACGAAGAGCCATATTTACGACATTACCATTTTTGTAAATGTTATATGAACCACCGTCGAATTCCACGTCATTGTAGTCCAGGTCAAACCCATCCTCTTCTAAGGTTCTTTTGTTTACACCCCATTTTCCTTTTTCAGGGTCAACGCTAGCGGCAGCATCTGCAAATTTTTGAGCAATTTTAAATGTCTCATCTTTAGTAAGTCCAGCAGGTCCACCATAAGTTGAGGTACTACCTTCATTTAGGAATTCATTAAAATTCATAGGATTTTTATATTTATTTATGTTTTATATATCTTTGTTAATAAATTGTTCGAATGTCATAATTTCATTGGTAAATCCTTCAGCAACTACTCCCATTGAATCTTCAATTTTAGATTTAAGTTCATTATACATTCCATGAACTGCCTTTGGTGTTAAATTCTGAAATTGTTTTTCATCACCTGCTAATAGCGCATTTCTAACTGCAGTAGCCGAAATATCATCATCATTTCTTGGAATTTCAAAAAGTCCAAAATCAGCTCTACAATTTAATTGGTCTCTATATGCATCATTGTTTACTTGATAACCATAACTTGTCATTCTGTCGCTTCCCGTTCCCCAAAGTACTGGTTCATATTTAGGTCTCATTTCATTAAACATAATATCTATACCTCCAGTTGGAATTACATATATCTCTTTAAGGAATGTGTATTGTTTTTGAACGTTTTTAAACATTTCAATTTGGGTCTTCTCATCGTATGGTCTGCTAAATTCATCACCCTTCTTTTTGGTTTTTGCTTTAACTAGAAATACAACTACTGGATAGCCATTTTCTTTATGAATAGTCTCTAAAACTTTAGCATGTCCTAATGTAAAGGGCTGAAATCTTCCAACAAACATATTTACTGGCTGTTTTCCTTGTTCAACATGAGTCAGTTTAAGTGCCTCATTTAGGTTGACTGAAGTTTTAATCCTGTCGCGCAACATAAAATTTTGGTAATCATATATTGCATTCTCGTCAGTACTTTCAACAAATATTTTCTGATTGATTTTTTCGATAATTTCATTCATACGATTCATAGTGTCCTCGTCGATTAGGTCGCTTGTTTTGGTTCTCTTCTTTCTAAAAGAACTTAAAACCATTTTTAGTAACTCTGCTAAAATATCGTTTGATGTATATTTTAGGGTCTTTTCGTCAAGAATGTATTTTGTATTTAATTTAAAAGATTGTGCTGATGAAAATTCAGCGCTTTCAAAATTAACTCCAATATATTTTGAGGAATTCTTGTCAACATATTCATTAAACATTATCGACATTATTTCAAGATATCTGTAGTCTGCTCTCTCGTCTTCGAGTTGGATTTCGTCGATATTAAATTGAGTTGCAAATTCTAAAAAGTCAGTCACTGCAATTTGGTACATGTGGCTTGAAGAGTTATCCATTCCAGTTTTTCTGGTAAAATCCTCTAATTTAAAAGACTTCATCGATTTTTCGTCAATAAAATTAACAACCAATCCATCAAATTCATCATCAATATCTGAATTTAAGGCAGTTTCAAACGCGCTTGAATTAAAAAGTTTAACTATTTTACTGGTAAAACTAAGCTTGTCTTTTGTTTCCTCTAAATAATCAAATGATTCGCTAAATTCTCTATCGCTCATTCCAAGTAATTCAAGAAGTTCATCTCTCTGTAATTGAGATAAATAGCCATCAAAAATTACGCTTGGTTGTTGAACATCCAGAATTTTTGCCCATTTATTTAGGATTACCGGATCATTTATGGTTTTCTTAACCCTGTCTGCTTCTCCTAATTGTTGAATATGTGTTAGGATTAGGTTATTTTTTGGGGTCTTTCCGTATTTAATTTTAGATACATTAACTTCTGGTAGGTATTCAAAACCAAATCTCCAATCAAGTGGCATTTGGTTTTTAGTAGAGCTTGGCAAACTTTGCATGTAGTTGATTGCAATCTCATATAGGGAGATAACAGTTCGGTCAACTAGATTTAATTTGTCTGAATTTGAAGATTTAAAATATTCAAACCCATCAAGATTTCTTTTAACAAGAAATGTAGGTGCTGCAACTTTCTCAGTCACTAACACTCTATTTTTTAACATATCAATAAAGGTTTCTCTATTGGTTTCGTTAAAGTACTCTCTTAATTTTTGTAATGCCATCTCTTTGTTTTTTAATTGGTAAAATCTTTTCGGGATGCTGTGTTGTTTTTATTCTTTTCGTAAAATGAACCTAATATACCAATTTGTGAAACACTAAAAGTGTGTTCTCCACCATTAACTTTATCTTTGATAAAAATCATTGGTTGAATTTCAAATTGTTTATTAGGTGTAAATTTTGCGTTCAACACAGTTTTAGAAGAACTTAATATTTCCTCAATATCTTCAGATGTGAATGGTATATCAAAATAATAAATTAATCCTGTTTGAGAATCTAATGATGGTTTATCGATAGCCTCGTTTATATGCTCTTCAAATAGTTTAATGTGTTTCATATTATATATTGTTTTAATAAAAGTTTATCCCAGTTTTTTTATTGATTAAGTCTGTTATTTCTTTTTCCATTTTTAATTTATCCTCTTTAGAAGTATCTGTTTCTAATACAACATAATCAGCTAAGATTATATAAAAATCAATGATAGATGCTTCTGTTGCAGTGTGTTCAATGTACGGATAGTCTTCAGTAGATTTCTTAATCAATTTTTTGAATTTCATAGGATTTAGTTTTGCATATTTATTAACTATTTCTATTATAGATTTGCAAATTTCAGGACCATCTTTAACATCTTTAGATGGATTATATCCTTTTGGCATACTTATGCCTTCGTTAATTATAGACTCATTTACGAATTCCTCGTATAGTTTAAAGTGTTTCATTTTATCTTCCGTATTTTATAATTCCCATCAACTGATTAATAGCAGCGAATGTTCCTGTTAATTTGTACATGTGTCCTTTGTATGAAAATACAATACCTTCAGTCGGTATAATAGATTGGATTCCTCCAATTCTTTCAAGTCGGTCAAGTTCTTTTGCAACTTTCTCAATTTGAGTTACATCTCCATTAAGTTTAATCTTATCGGCTTCGGTTCGGATTTCATTATGTAACCTTTGCATTTCTTTGTCTGGTGAAGCAGCAACAAAGTTACTAGCATTCTTTAAGATAACACTTCCTAATTCTAAGAAAAGGTCTTCAAATGGTCGAATATTTTCTTTGAATTTCTTTTTAACATCCTCTTTGTCAAATTTCTTAACTGCTTCAGCTTGAGCTGGAGTTAATTCTTTGTCCAATGAACGAAGGTTTAGGGTTTTCTTATCGTCATATGCCCATCTTAATAATAGACCCTCTTTGATATTTTGTGGTAGGTCACCGAATATAGTTTCAATTTGTTCTCTCCACCACATTTCATGGTAGCGAGCAACAGCATCAGCATCGGTTAAATTATAACGATTTTTAAGAGCTTCAAGTTTTCCTAAGAATTTGGTCTGATTCTCTTCAAAGTTTATGTCTTTTTGTAGTTTAATAACTTGAGGAGGGATAATTGTAAATGTTTTTCCGACATTAGCATTTAAGGATTTAAGTACTCCACTAACACTTTTTGCCGCACTATTGTCATCTCCAACTATATTTCCAGCCCCATCAGTCTTCTTAATACCATGGAATTGAATTACATCAACATCATAGTGAATTACATTAGGGTTAGCAGAATATATCAACTCCATGTTCATGAAGTTCAGCCCATTCTGGAACACTTCCTCTTGTGTTTTAGCGGGTAACTTTATAAGCAGGGTTGCTAAATCAGCGGCTGCAAATTGAAAAGTATCTTGTACCAGTTTACTTGCATGTCCCTCAAATTTATTTTGAAAATCCTTAAGACTCATAGGGTTTTGCAACTCAGTTTTATTTCTGGCAAATTTAACCTCGCCATTTTGAATTGTTGCAAATACGTTTTGACCATCGGTTTTTTCAGTAGGCTCCTCTTCGAAGTTTAATTCTCCTTGAAGTCCACCAATAATCATATTCTTAAAGTCTCCAAATGTTAGGTCATTATTATCGAATGGATGGGACATATGTCCAGCTGCTCCACCTTCTAATAATAACTGCTCATTCAATTTAACTTCATACTTTTCAGTTATGAAACGGTTAAAATTAAGGATTCTTGTTTTCATAGTTTTATTATTGTGTTACTCTATTCTTTTTGATATTTTCCATGGCAATATCATCAACCAATCTTGTGAATGTACTTAAGGTTGGAGCAGTATAGAATCCGTCTTCTCCAGGACCTGGATTACCAGCACCTACTTTATATGCTTGAAGGTGTCCAGCAAGTTCTAAAGCGGCTTTACCCCATCCAGCATCGTTTCCTCCGTTGGATTTTGCACGGTTAATTGCGTCATTTGTAACAGCAATTAAATCGCTTGCACCTCTGAATGCTTCTGGTTTTTTACTACTTTTCTTACCTGAAACATTATTATGCTCGATATCATCAATTCCCATACCATTAACCAATTCTTGAAATAGTGAAGGTGTTTGTGGACCATACCATTGGTCTGCCTTTGGGTCAATCGTACTATTAATATATTTTCCAAGGTCTACCAGGTAATCAAGTACATTTTGACCGTTACCACCTCTTGCAAATATTTTTTTAGATGTGTCTTTTACATATTTAGCGTAGTCAACCTTTGCCTCATTAATAAATTGTTCGAATAATTGGATGTGTTTCATTGTTATAAACTTTCTAATTTTCTGCTTAAATCAAGTATGTTTGCGTTGATTCTATTTTTTTGATTATCAAGGTCAAGGGCTGCCATTTTAAGGGTTGCTATTTGGGCTTGAATTGCAGACTTTGGGTCATCCGCATTTTGGTTTAGGTCATTAACTTTATTTCTAAGTTCCTTTCTTTTTTGGAGTAAATCAGATGCCTTTAATGAAAGGTCAGCTTTGGCCTCTGCATAGTCAGACTCATTTAAAAACTCTTCAAATAGGTTAATATGTTTCATAGTGTAAATATAATAAAAATACCTGACATGGTAAAACATCAGGTATTATTTATTTAGATTATTTTTAAGATTCCTGAGCGATCATTGCATCAATAATATCGAATGAGATATATCCTTTTGCTTTAACAAATTCTTTTGCAAGTTTCAGGACTTTCTTTTCTCCAGCCGGAGTTACTTCATTTTCAACTCCGTTTTCATTATTATCATTCCACTCTTCAACTGCAGCTTGTACGTCTTGCATGATTACCATAGCAGTTGGGTTTTTTGTTTTTTGAGCACCTTCTTGGTAATCTTCCCAGTAGTTTGCATCAAATGCTTCAGTAACTACTGATTCTCCTAATGAACTTGTTAACATTCCAACACATGCACCATAATCATCTCCACATTTTTTAAGAATTCCATCAACTACTTCGGTAGCTTTAGCCTCATCAAAGTCATCTCCAAATGCTTTTTTCAAGACAGTCATTGCATATTCTTTAAATTCATCGTCAGATTTAACTTCAGCTTCATTTACTTCTGCAGACTCATTAAGAACTTTAAATTTAGTGTTTCCTTTGATGTACTCTATTATTTCAACGTATGAAGTTGATTCTGGGTTTTTTGGTTTTCCTGTGCTATCTATAGTTGATTTGTCAAAATCAACAGTTATAGTAAAACTACCAGATGCAGGTTTGATAATTGCTTTATTACCTTCAACTGAAGTGTTTATTTTTTTAGGTTTTAAAAATGCTGCAAAATGACTTTCATTCTTATTAATAAAGCTAGTTAATTCACTTGGGTTTGAAACTGCTTCATTAACAAAAGATTCTTTAATTCCAAGTTCTTTTAATGATTTAACATATTTTCCTGCTACTTCTTCGTCCTCATCATCAGCGTAGGCTAATAAACCAGCTGCTATTAATCTTTTGTAGATTTCTCCTTTAACTAATTCAAAATCGATAGAGTCACTTGAATTTTCCCAAGTATCTGCAACGTATTCTGGATCGATCCAACCATATCCTGATTTAATATTTCTAACCATCGACGTGAAGTCAACATCGAATTGTTTAGCGGCTGCTTCAGTAACTACTGACTCTAACATTTCCTGTTGTTCTGGAAAGTTTAAATTTCTAGCTCCAACAGCAACTTGAATTCCAGTAGCGCCTTTTAATGAAACTCTCAAGTTAAATTGTTCTCCGTTTTCATTTTCAGCTTCAAAATCTCTGGTTGCCCCAGTCTTTGAACCGAATCCAGTTATTGTGTAAGTATCTTTTTGAGTTTTAATTTTGTTTCCAATTTTAAAACTATTTGCCATTTTAGGGCTAATCATTCCTTCAGTTAAAGATTCTTGAACATTGTTTTCCCACCATGCTTTAAGTGCTTCAAAATCTTTACGACCCATGTTAGAAAGAGTATACTCTACTATGTCATTATCGTAATCATCTGCTTCATCTCTAAAACCTCCTGGAGTATCGATGTAATCTTTACCCATGATTCTTTTGATTCTAACCTCTGGCATACCATCGATTTCCTCTAAGAACTCTTCAAAATCTTGAGTACTTTTGAATTTTTCAGCTTCATTAACTGTAGATTCATTAATTCCTAAATCTTTTTTGGCTAATTTAATGCATGTGTCGTAATAAAGTTTAGTACCTTCATCTGACGTAGAGTTTAAAACTTTGGTAAGTTCTTTAATATTATCGTTTCCATCAAAATTAAATTTTGAAAGAGCGTAAGGACTTATACGGAAAAAATCTGCAAGTCTAGATATTGCTTCTGATTTTACAGAGTCAGCTTCATTAACTGTAGATTCAAATACTGGAGTTTTATCCATATTCCATTCACCCTTTTTAACAAATCCATGAACTCCAAAATTTGCTCTCGATGATCCAGTTGCCTTCATTAACTTGGCAATAGCTTCGTTTTCTACATCTGTATTTTTTCTACCTTTGACATAATGAAATTTAGTCATCTTTCCGGTTTTGTCGTCAAGAACTTTAAAACCATCGTAGAATTTAGTCATATCGGCTTCATTAACTTCTCCTTCGTAAACAGTTCCTAAAACCTCTTCTTTGTTATTAAATTTCTTAACAGATTTTTTAACAGTGGTAAGTGCTTTAATAACTGTATCAATAACACCAGCATCAACATCATTTCCAGCTAAAATTGAACCATATAGGTTAGCTAAATTTTGGGTTGCCATATATAACTCATTTCCAATAACATCTTTTGGTAATCTAAAGAATGCTTCAGAAACTACCAATTCGATGTCTTTGTCTTTATCAGCGATAGCAGCATCCAATTCAGTTTCTAATCCTTTCTTTTGAGCTGTCATCTCTTTTAATTTTCCAAGTAACATTTCTTTAGCAGGACCTTCGGCAGTTTTCTAATTTTGTGCAGTTGCAGCCATTGTAGTTGTCAGTTTAGACCAGTCATATTGAATTTTAGCAATTGTACGAGCCTCATTAATAAAATCTACTGATTCTTTAATACTACCTTTTAGGGCTTCAAGTTCTACTTTTAATTTAGGGTCTAATTGTCTTTCAATTCCCCAAACAAAACTTGCTTTGATTAACATGTAAAGAGGTAGGTCAGCATTTTTCTTGCCATAAGGAGAAGTTCTTAACCAATATAAATAATGTTCAGCTAAGTCTTTTGACATTTTAATACCTTCTGCTCTAGAAGTATTTCCGTCAATTAATTCTTGTAGTAGGGTAGCCGCTTTAACTCGACCTTCATTTATGGCATTTAAAGCCTCTTCAACTTTAAAAGTTTTACCGTCAAATTCAAATTCCTCTTCTCCATCCTCTTTTGCTTTTCTAACAGCGTCTCCAAAGGCATTACCTTCCTCAACTTTGTAAGTTTTACCATCGAATTCAAATTCTTTCTCTCCAGCCTCTTTAGCTTTTCTAACAGCGTCTCCGAAAGCATTACCTTCGTTTACTTTTACTTTGTAGGTTTTACCGTTAAACTCAAATTCAGTTTTGTCCTCTTCAATAGCCTTTGCTCTAGCTCCTAAGAATGCATTTCTCTCTTCTAGTTTTTTAGGTTCTCCTAATTTATTAATTTCATCTTCAATATCTTCTGCTTCATCTTCTGAAACATTTCCAAACATTTTGTTGATTAGTGCCTGTTTTTTAACTTCATCCAATTCAGATAGAGAAGTTAAACCCATTTCGTCAAGGATTGCTCCAATTTTACCAACAGTTTCCTGTCTTTTTGCATTGTTTGTTTCTCTTAGTTTCAATGTAGCTTCCTGATTCTTAACTTCAGTAAAACTCTTAAATGAAGAAATTTTATTTACTTGTGCCATTTTTTAATATGTTTTTTTATTACGTTAATATGTTTATATATCCCCATCAAAATCCACTTTCTTTACAGTGTATTCAAATTTCTCTTGTTTATAAATAGATTGGCGTACCTTTCCGTGTTTGTACAAATAATTATCCCACTCTAAGGTTCTAATATCATCGACAAAATCAACAATTAATACCTTGTCTTTTGATGCATGTTGCCTTAGACCACGTCCAATCGATTGTCTAATAATTACCTCTGATTTGAATGATTCAGTAAAAAATATGTTGTGAATTTTTTTAATAGAGATACCAGTTGAGAAGGTTCCGAAACTTGCAACAATTACAATTTCATCTCCAGCCTCCATCTTCTTTTTATATTCCTCTCTAATATCTGAATCAGTTCCACCATCAACATAAAATACCCTCTTGTTACTTTCTTGTCTTAACTTCTCATATAGTCTCTGTCCATGTTCAATTCGATGGAAAAGCACTAATGAATTTCTGGGTACTCTTGCAATTACGTTTGATATAAAATTAAGTCGTGCCTCACTAGTGATTACAAAGTTTTGCTCCAATGAGAACACATCTTTATTTTCATATCGGTTTTGGGCCAATTCCATGAAAGCTGTTCGCTGTTTTGGAGTTGCATAGTTCATTTCAATAACCTTAACAACACATTGAGCAATATGTCCCTGCTCTTGTAAGAAACTTGCCTTAACTTCACTAATAACCGGGCCAGTCTGACTCATTAGGGTTAATTTGTCAAGTGTACCATCCTTTGGAATTGTACCTGAAAGTCCAAATCTGTACTTTGCATTTACACATTTACCAAGGATTTCTTTAATACTGGCTCCTTTTGCCTTGTGAGTTTCATCGACAATAACTGCGTCAAATTCTGCAAAATAGGCGGCATCCTTTTTAATCAATGATTGATAGGTTCCAATAATTATGTTTTTGTTCTTTTTAACCTCTTGTCCCGCAAATATTTGTTGGATTCTTAGGTCAATTCTATTTCTAACGTTATATTCGTGGAAATCTTCGTGTGCCTGAACTACCAATGAAACGTTAGGTACAATAAAAAGAATCCGTTGTGCATGTCCCTTTTCAAGCATGTAAGCAACGGTCAAAAAGCTAATCAGTGTCTTACCTGCTGAAGTTGCAAGCTCTGCTAGACACTTTCTAAATTTTAGAATGTTATATGCAGTTTCTATTTGATAATCACGAGGAGTAAACTGTGAACCTTTAAAAAATTCTAGAGCCCATTCCTCAAACTGTTCTGCATTAATATTGGAGTCAATAAGCCTCTTAATATCCTCGATTTTAAGTTCGTATCGGTATTCTTTACATATTGTCATAACATGACGCCAAAGTCCGGCAGGAATCCATTTATCATCTTTAATATATGATACGTATCCATCCCAAACTCCACGTTTAACTAGAGGGTGAAACCTCCAGCTTTCTATTCTTTTGGTCAGAGAGATTCTAATCTGCTCTAACTCAATTTCGGTTGCTTCATCAATTCTTAAAAATTGATTATCATCCGTTAATGTTAAAATCAAATCTCATGTGATCTTTTTATAAACGACTAATATCGAGGCGATTCTTAATTGCAAAGCCCATATTATCGAGTGTCTTAATTGAACCCTCAAAAAAGTTTTTCTGAGTTATCAGCAACTCAAGGATATTCGTGTCATCGGCAATGTCTGCTTCGACGAATTTTTCACGCATTTTATCGGTGAGTTTATAGTCGTAACTATAGTACTCAATCCATTTATCTTTATATTTTCTATCTACTACTGATTTTTGGGTTTTGATTCGATTACCCATGGTTGCTAAGTGTTCAACCAATATTTGTCGATAGCTAAGTGTGAATGCACTTACGCTCTCTAGATTGTTACCTAACTTAAGTTCCTCGGTTAGGCCTTTTATTTTTTGGGTCCAATCCTCTCGCTGTTTAACTAAGTATTCGTCGAGCTGTGTTATTTTGTCTTTGACGTCTGTCATATAATTCTTTTTTAAAAAAGTGAATTTCCTTTGTTCTTGTCCTTAATAAATACTGAACTTTTTAACTTTGCCTTTAATCGCGGCTTAGTCATTTTAAATTCTTTTTCGGTGTGAGAATATGTTGAAGTGCTAAAATCAAGCATCATCTTAATATTCTTTCTTTTGTTTTTTTCGTTTTCAAATTCTTCGAATTCTTGGGCAACCATTTCTAAAAAATCTATTTTTATCATAGGTAATATGCATCTAGCCTGGAGTTAGTAAAATATTTTTGAATTTGGGCTAAGCATTTATTTTTGGTTAGCCATGACGCAATCACTAAATCGTTTAAATCACCTATTTGTTTAGGATATTTATCTCTTTCATCTTTGTTCAATTTTAGCAAATACTCTTCCCAGTCCTGGTCAATTTTAGTATCTTTAAAGAATTTCTCCCATGTAAATATTTGTTTGCCTCTTCGGATCTTCTCCATCATCTTCTTTTTACCGGTAGTATCATTATCAAACATATATCGTATTGTAGGTATCTCATCAAATTCTAGAGTTGAACGACCAGCAGTTGCCAATCCAATCGAATTCTGCATAAACATTGCGTCAATAGGTCCTTCAAACATCGTAACATCGCGTTCAAAGTCAACTATCATTACACCGAACAGGGTTGACAGTTTCTTAACGCCAATCAGCTCTTCATCAGTCAGCACAATCTCCCGTTGAGTTTCTTGATATATTTTCTCAAGGTCATAAGTTAAATAACGAGAATTAGAACGCTTGTCGATTGAACGAGTTTGAAAACCGATAACTTTGTCATTTGGAGCTACATTGAGTACCACAATTCTTTTATCTTTGGGTGAGTACATAAAACGGTGCATTTGGCTGGCTAATAAACGATTCTTAAGATAGAAAAATGCAGGGTCTCCAGGTTCGACCTCTTTAAATTTAAACCATTCCATAAGTTCCTTTCTGGTAGGAGCCATATCATAAGTTAATTTAAACACATCATGTTCAAGCACTTCGATTTCATTTGTTTCCATCTTATGTTCTTGAATGTAGTCAATAACTTGGATAGAATCATCAGTACTTTGGAATTTTACGTGATGGTCTTTTAATAATTGGTATGCATTTGAGTGGACTCCGCAGTTAAAACAATGGAATTGTAAGGTGTCCCAGTAGAGATTTCCACGCTTCTTTTTATGGTCAGTCGTCGAGTCACCACAATAGGGACATGCCATCGTAATTCTACCCGGCATCTCTTTAATCATATGCTTGTTGGGCTCATTATGAGCCTTTACAATTGCTTGTTTTACCAAGCTTCTGATTTTTATCTTTAAATCTTCTGTGATTTTTTGACTCTGCATACTATTATATAGAAAAAAAGGGCTAAGTTTAATTAGCCCTTTAGTTTATAAAAGTAACTTAGATTAAATATCTAAGTCATTCAAGAATGAATCTAAGTCATCTGAAGAGTCTACATTCGTAGAGTCTGGATTTCCTACCATATCTGATGGGAACTCAAAATCATTAGCTTCTGCAACCGGTTCAGATTTCGCTGGTGCTTTTTTAGCAGCAGGTTTGTTAACAACTGAATCTATTGAACTTCCGGGATTTAAGTAATTTCTAAGAATAGAATTAACAAAATCAAGAGTTTCTCCGTCCCATGCTTTGTATTCGTATGGCTCTAAACTTGGAGCCGTTTCCAACTCGGTTTTAATAGCACCCATCGATTCAGGAGTACGAGTCGCTGCTTTACCATCAATCTCAATAGGTGATGTTTTTGAAGAGAACTTTGATTTATCGTAGTTGTTGAAATCACCTTGACGAGTAATAATCAATTCGAAGTTTTTACCTGCAAATAGGTCAAATACTTGAGTTGGTTCTCCAAAAGCTGGTTTTAATTCCTCATCGATTTTCTCTTTGATTTTGTAACCAAATTTGAAGACTTTGTATTGTCCTTCTAGTTCAGGATTTTGTGGGTCTTTGATAATTTTAATAAGTGCAAAGTATTGCTCACGTCTTTTAAGTTTATCACTCATTTTACGGTCAACTGCTGAGTCACTTTTACGTAACTTAAAGAATACGTCTGCGATAGGACATGGAGCTCCAACTGTCGATGGAGAGTCTACCATTTTACCGTCACCATTAGCGTTTGTTAGCCAATGTACGTATTTTTTTACTAAAGAGTTTCGTGGGTTTGTTGGGTTAGGAACAAAGCGAATCATTGCTTTATAAGTTCCATCCTTACCGTCATCTGCGGTAGGTTTGTAAAGATCGCTTCCAGATGAAGCTTGTGTTTCGTGTGTGTCGACGTCATTTACGCCAAGATTAAAAATGTCAAATTCTTGCATGTCTTTAATTGCTTTAATTTTGTTAAACTTTAAATTTAATAAGTCTTAAGGGCCCTTTAATTACTTATGATAGTTATATAGAAACTCTCTTTTTTGTTTCAAGATTCTATATAGATTATATATCTTTTTTATTAGGGGAACCTGTCCCTGGAGGCACAAATTTACCACCTTAAAATATTTTTTAAGATTCTTGAAACAAAAACTTACATGTTGAATATAACTAAAGTCTTTAAGCCTCCGGGTAAAATAGAGTTCGGGCTAGATGATTCAGAAAGTAGGCATCCACCAAATCATCTAAGGGTTTTGGGACTTTTTTAACCTCTCCGATTTGGGTTTTACAGTATCTAAGCAGTGATGAGTTTTCAAGCACTGAATCGTTTAAAACGTTATCCAAGAATTTAACCCAAAGTTCATCCTTCTTCATGTTACCCTTTCCAGCATGCTTCTTAATTGTCGAAGGTGCGATCGTCATCATATCCTTGACTTTAAGCCTCGACATGAGTTCCATCTTTAAGATTGCTGCTCCAGCCGCCATATCAATAATGTTATTAGTTCCACCTGAAGAACCATAAGAGGAGCCCTCAAACGCAACAACAACTTCAGGGTCTTCTCCTGTAATTTCAATAACCATATCAATAATGTCATTTGCAGTTCGAGTGTGTCTTTGGATTTTAATCATTTCACTCTTCGAATAGGCCTCGTTATTCGTCCAATCCGGCTGATCGTGAATCTGACAATCTTCAAGTAGGTGTAGTTCCTCTTGAATCTTTTGTTCGGCTTTGGTGCCTGTGTTTGGTTTTAAATACCCAATAAAATGATATTTATTATCTGAGAAGATACAAATACCTGGAGAATTTAAGGAAAAGTCAATTGTTACGAAATTCATATTTATAATCTACTACCAAGAGAAGAACCAAGAGCGGCTCCTACTAGTCTTGAGGTTAACATGTCATACATTATACCACTTTGGATTCCCAAGATATTGGCAATAGTTTTCCCAATAGTTTTACCAAGAGCAAAACCTGCAAGTCCTCCAAAGATACTACCTAAAACACCTTCGTTAGTAATCTCTTCGTTGAACGCTTGGATATTATAGGTTCCATCAGGATTTTTATAAGTATTTGAAAATTGTTCTAGAGCAGCGTCAACTTTCGCTTCAAGTTCTTCGGTCCATTCAGTTTGAAGGGATTCGTTCAGTACTTGTAACTCATTTTCAGTTATGTTCTGTTCTGCTATGTAATCTAAAAATGTTTTCATATTAATTATCTATTTCTAATGTTATGTCGAATTTATTATAATAAAAGTTCAGTTCAAACGTCGTAAATTCTGCAATATTTGAACTCATATTTAACTCAAGGTCTGAAATTGAATTAAGTATTGGTTTTTCAAAAACAGCGCTCATAAGGTGAATTCCTTCTGCGTCCATTATCTGAAGTTTAATGTCGTTGATAAACGGATCTTTAACCCCCTTCGAATAGTAATATAGTAGGGTGTCCTGCATAATCCAATAATTTATATAACCATCAAGGAGTTGCATTGTTACTTTGAACTGTCTATCGATTGTATTTTGTATTGGAATCGAACCTCTATGATATGTTATTGTACCGTCATTTGGTGAGGTTTCGATTGGGTCAAAACTGATTCCTGGAAGACCAACACCTTGAATTGAGTAATTTATAAAATCAATAGGTTCAGTAATTAAATTACCTGGAAGTCTATTCAAATACTTTCGATATTTCTCAGCTACCTCCTTAGGAATAAAAGTCCTAGGAAACTTAAAATTGAATAAATTATTTCTACTATTTAATATCATTATATGATGTTTACTGTTCCGTAGTACAATAGTGATTCAGTACTTCCGTTTTTAATGTTAATATAAAATTTGTCTGACGTTTGATTCGTATCACTTTGGTCAAATCGGACTGCTACACTTTTTGGTACTTTAAAGAAAACTTCTCCGATTCCTAAGTCCACTCCTGGAAAACTAGGGTCGTGCGATATTTGTTGTTCAATTGTTCCACTTTTAATAATAAGTATTAGGTCTTCGGCATTTACAAGACTAATACTCTTCATAGAATCTCCGTCAGGTTGAGCAACTTTAAACTTAATGTAATTATCAGAAACTTTTGAAAGTGTAATAATTCCATCTCCCTCTTTTTTGTAATCCATCGAAGTTATATCATTTACCGCGGCTCCATCAACTGTTACTTGAGTACTTCCACCCATAATTCTATAAGTATCAAGGGCTACAGGAACATATTTAGTTTCTCCAACACTAGGTCGAATAGAATTTACAAATTGATTCAATTCTCGGTTAACGCTTGTATTTGGTAGGGTATTGTAAACTACACTTGGAGCAAAATTTGAATTAAGAGCCAGTTTTAGTAATTTTTTACCGTACTTTTTAGGTTGTGTATATATTAGAGAAGCGGTTTTTACAATTTGAGTATTATCAGTTTCGTTATAAATTCTCATGTTAACAGTTATCAAGAAGTTACTTGATACTGATGAATTTAAAATAACGGGTCTAAATACGATTGCCTCATCATAATTTGAAGTTTGTGTAAATGTATTATTGAACGTATTAATGTAATTAAGACCCAGCTGTTCAGCAACTTGAACTTCATAAAATATAGTAATGTCATCTCCTGATGTTGCAATTCTACCTGTTATATAATTTTCAAAAGCGGCTTGGTCTCCATTATAAGTACCATAGATTTTAAAATAGTCTCCATCATTTGCATGTTCGACATTAACAACGATATCAGCGTATTCGTCCTCTTGGGCTAGGGTTAGCGATTTTCCTTCTGCTAATTTAATGTAATCATAACCACTAAGAGTAACTACACTATCAATTAATTTAAAATCAAATTCATAATTTGCGGTTGGTGGAATTGAATCAACACCTGAAGGTGCAAAGAATGTATCTTTAAATTCTTCATTTGTAGCAACTGAAAACATATCAACCAATGAAGGTACTTTGATTTCAATATACTTAGAATATGAAGACTCCCCTAATATAAATGGATTTGGGTTTTGAATTTCAAAATTTGACTGATTTAAATAAACCGTTGAATTAAAATAATTATAGACTCCAGAGTTTCTTTTAACCTTGGTTTGGAATAAGAATCCATCGTATCCTCTACCGTTAAATGAGTACCCTGTTCTTAAGTGTAATCTTATAGTGTCATACCATACTGCTGCAACATCTCCAATAGCAACGGGTTGTAAATCATTGGAATTGGTTCCTAACCATTCAGTTGAATCTAGATAATCAAGGTTATTTTGTAGAATGGCCCATGTGCTTGCTTCTTCTGTTGGAACTGCATAGTATCTTCCAGACTGTCCAGGTGCGGTTCTAATATCATTTCCAGTTTCTGCAAAAGGAACTGAAAATAGTGAACTTGCACGGTCAGATACTTGGATTTCTCCTCCAGAGAATTCAACTCCTGCTAAATTGGTATAAGTGTATGCATATTTACCATTAGTTGTTGGAGTATAAATGTATGTCGTTCCCGATAGAAAACCTCCACCACCAGGAATATTAAATCCTGCTGGGTTATTTATAGTACCATCACTTAGGTCAAATTTATAAGTACTTCCATTTTTTAGTAATAGGGCGCGAGATGCAAAACTATTAATAACAACAAATCCATTCGAGGTTGTCACTGTAAATTCTACAACATCTGATCCAAGTTCATGTATTAAAAACCTCGAAGCACTAGTGTCACCATCAATTGTATCTAAATACTTGATTTGACTTCCATTATTGTCATTCTCAATTTTAACCAAATCAGGTTCTGATTGGTCATGATACATGAATTCTAATAATACGTCTTCGTCTAATTTAACGAATCTTGATGATTTTGCCATTACTCTATAATTTTTTAAAACCTAAGCCACTTTGGAGACCATATAAGTCCTACATTTATCGATGGTCCGATACTAATTACTTGATTATTGTTGAGGTTAATTCCATAACCAACTCCAACTCCAAGAGACCAACCTGCCTTTTTTTCATGTTTTTGGTTCAGTTTGTCGTTAACCAGGTTAATATTTTCAATATTAGTAAATAGAACTCCAGGGGAAGGTGATGTAATTTTTAACTTGTTAATACCCTCTTCGTTTATAATTGCAGCCTTAAGTTCAATTCCTTGCTCAAAGTTAAATTTATTTGAAACAACACTAATGGTGTTTGTCTTTTTATCCCTTAAAAGGTCAACAGTTCCATTAAAGGTTCTCCAATTATATTTATCCCATTTTTTTTCATCACTAATCGAAACGGTAGCAGTTGAATCACTTGTAGTTGCAACTGAACTTCGGGCATTAATGATAGAATCTTTGATTTTGATTTCGGCTCTTAAGAGTGAATTTACACCCTTAAGGTCTTTATTAAGACCTAGAGCCCTTTGATAATCACCAATAACCCTCTTATTTTCAGCGGTTAGAGTATTAATATCAAATTCATAAGCCAATTTAATAGCAACTAATTGACCATTCTTGTTTCTTTCAAACTTAATAGTATCTTGTGACGCTTTATAATTGTTAAAATTTCGGGTTGCAATCCCTTGAGCAGTTGTGGCTTCCTCTTTAAGAGTTGCATTTCTATCACATTGTTGCATTAGTAATAAAACCAATATTACTATGGCTCCAAATAGGATAATGTTTCGGTTTGTCGGTATGTATTTTTTAAAGTCTATCATGGGCTATATATAAGTTGTGTTTTTGGTGCTGTTGGCGAACTAGAAGTAGACCAAAATAATTTTACGGTATGACCGCCATCGCTTGTTGCAAATCTTTTAAAAGCAGAAGTAACTGATTGGATATTAAAAACTCCTCCTCCTAATTGATACGAATTAGTACTATAATATTGAGTGTTTGTTGTTGTTGCAGGTGCACTAACCGATATTGTTTGAGTAGATGGAAATCCTAGAAATGGATCTATATATGTAAAGCTAGCTTCTGCATTTACTGCTGCATTAATTCCGCTTCCTGTATAAAATTGATATATTCCAATCCATAAATAAACAGGAGCTCCGGTTCCATTGTCAATTGCAAGATTTTTAGTAACTATTCCTGTTCCATTTGATGATGTAATTTCAGCAATAGCGTTAATTGGAGTAGTAATTCTTGGGGCAGTAGGATATGTAACGGCTGTTATTGCATATCCCTGTGTTGTTAAATAACCAGTAAGTGGGACTTGATCTAATTTAAGGTTTACGGTTAAAGTTGTATCATTATTTGATACCGCCCAATTTAAAATAGTTATAACACCAGCTCCTAAGGGTGGCGCAAAAAATATCCCTCCAGTATAGGAAACTCCGGAAAATATACCTTGAAATTGAGAATTGTAAAATTTTTGTCCTGCCGCTGCTGTAAATACTAATTGATAATTATAACCTGTATTAAAATTGTATTGTATAGCTGTTGTATTTGGTGTAGAACATGTATAATATTGTGTTCCAAGGTCTTGTCTAACAAGTGTTATTTGTACAGTAGCTGGTTCAATAAAAACATTACCAGATTGGTTTGTATTAATACCTAAGTTTACTGGTGATTGATTTTGCGAAGCTGCTGGATGCGAACTTACACTAATACTTATTGCAATTCTCGTTGGATATGCTCCCTGACCTGGAACTAAAGATATACTAGTAATTGTAGCCCACGTTGGAACTCCGGTAATATCTCCAGGGGTTGGCACTCTCTCCCAGTAATATCCATTTGGAGTCTCAACTTCAGATGCAAAAGAATATGAAGCACCTTCAGGTTGATTTCCTACTGTACCTAATGGGTAAGGATCCGGGTTTAATTTTGATGGGTTTGGGTTTGAATCATCTAATAACCACGATACTGGTACTGAAGGCGCTTGTCCGCTTCCAGGGTCAAACCAATATAAATCACTTCTACCCAAATAAATAATTTGAGGTAGTTGTTTAATTTTATAAATTGATCCGCTACCAGGACCTACCTGAACTGTTGATGTACTAACAGTAGATGTAATATTATAAACCATTCCCGGAGCCGAAGTCGCGGTCATATCTATATCAGAACCTCCAGTAATATGCGTTCTAAAATTTGAAGTAGTTTTACCACCTTGACTAGATGGATCCGTTGAAAATGGATTATCTTCTATAGCATAGTTAAAATTTCCTAACATAGGAACTGGATATGTTCCTGCAGGTGTACCGTCGGTCCAGTCCTTGCCGTGACAAAGATACCATCCATCATAATTGTTAACTCCTTTACCTACTGATATAGTGACAACACCAGATCCAGGGTTAACAGTTTCGCTGTTAATAAAATTATTGTTATTTAAAAATACAGAAGGTAATATTGAAACTATAGTACCGTATGGAACAGTTCCTCCAAGTTCTTGCACACTTTTAAATTTAGCAAGACCCGTTGAGTCTTCTGAAATAACAATTTTATTAGTACCTGCTGTTGGATCTTGAATAATTAACCTTCGATGAACAATAACAGGTGAATTAATTTCTGTATTTGTTCTAAATTTAGCAGAACCATCATCAACTACTAAGGTATCTGACGAAATGTTAGTACCTTTAAAAAATGTTATAGCTGCCTTATAAATACTTTTTGTAGAATTACTATAATTAATAAAACCTATAGTTAATTTGTCCTTTCCTAGACTTTTTTCTAATTTAAAATCAATACCGTTTCCAAGAGAATCACCATTTAATAGTGTTAAATTTGAACTTGAATATGCTTTTCGATTAATTAACCATTGATATGGGGTTTTTCCTCCAACAAGAGCCTCTTTTGTTCCGTACTGGGCCTCTGTATCAATATACCCAATATTTACAACAGGTGCAAATTGGTCTAGCGGTGTATAGACTGGAACTATATAATCAACAGTAGAGCTTGTTGGTAATAAAATAATTGATGTTGGTGGTTTGTACCAGTAATTATCTGTAACAGGACCTGGAGTACCTTGGTTTCCAATGTCTCCTATAGGTCCTTGAAATCCTTGTTGTCCGGTTGTACCCTGAGGTCCACTCTGTCCTATAGCACCTTGAGGCCCCAAGGGTCCTCCTCCATTTGCGACTAACTGATCAAAATTATAATTGACTTTGTCAAGTTTAATAGTGTCAGAATCTGAGTAGTTTATATGTTTGAGAGTAATTGGCATACCTATCTATATTTAGATTATATATTCTAATTTTTAGAAGGTATTATGGGTTTGGTATTTTTTGAATAAATAGGGTAACTATGTATGGTTGCATGTTTTTATCGACACCGGTTACTGTTGATGATTCGATGAAAACATCATTAACGGTATTTGTTATTCCGTTTACAGATGTTACGTTTGCTGGAGAATTAGCGTTTACGTTGGTTGTGGTCATGTGAACGGTTTGTGACAGTTGTGGCGCGCCATTTCCTGCATTATTAGCTAAAGTTTTATTACCAGCTAAATTGCTAAATACCACAGAATCATGTTTATGCGAAATCAATATCGCATTTTTATTACCTCCATACCTAGGAGCTCCTGGTGTAAGTGCACTTTCTATGCTTGGAAATGCTGCCGAATTTAGTGTAGGAGCAGTTAAGCCATAAGCTACAGAAACCAAACCTGTTCGGTTTTTTGTTCCATTTTGTCCGTTGCATATTGCCCAGCCCTCTCTTTCTCCACCTACTATTCCTTTTCCAGTGTTGTCGAAATTTTGTGCAATATACGCGTTATCGCAATCGACTTCTTTTATATCTCCAGTTAACCATTGGTCTCTAGCAAAAGTTAAAATAGCCTCTTCAACCTGTCGATGTTCAGTCGCTGTTATATCACTATTAGTTTGTAATAAGGTTTGGATTAATGTTAGTACTGAATTGTATGTTGCCATGTTTTAAATTTTTATTTTTTATTTTTAAGATGCGTCAAAATCTGCAACATTATAATCAGATGAATTATAATCTGATGTTGTAAGTTGTCCGGTTCCTAATTGTGACCAATATAAATTTGTGGATCCTAGATAAATAATTTGAGGAAGCTTTTTAATATTGAATATGTTTCCTGCAGTATTTGTTGCGATTTCTGGGTCAAATGAGTTATCATCAAGAGTATTGACATACATCGCACTACTCGATCCTGGTGGGTTAGTCTGGTCTACGACAACTTCAATATTAGCTCCTCCAATTAGATGAACTTCATCATTGGTTACGTTAACTGTACCTTGACTATTCAAATTATCAGTAATCGGATTCGAAACAATTTGGTATGAAAATGAATTAAGGTCTGGAACTAATGTTCCAGAACTGCTTCCATCTGTCCATGATTGTCCATTACAAACATACCAACCTGCATAATCTCCAAGACCGGCGCCCATCCTTATTTTTAATGGATTATTTGGGTCAGTACTTGAATCTATTGTTTGAGCACATACAAATTTTGATGAGTCGCTAAATATTGAAGGCAATATAGAAATTATTGTACCGATTTTAACGGAACCTCCAAGTTCTGCTGTTGTTTTAAATTCTATCTCTCCTGTACTATCAATCGCAGCTGCAACTTTGTTAACACCCTCACCAGAATTTTTAACAGTTAATTGCTGATTTAATTTAACTGGATTTTCAAAAACAGTATCGACATTAATCTCTCCACCCGTATTTGAAACCTTTAATAAATCGGCTCCAGTTCCAGTAACACTTCTAATAATATGTTCTTTAGCTTGTAAATTTAATTGAGAGTCTATGGTATCATTAATAAAACCTAAACGCAGTTTGTATGTTGTTGGAGATGATATTGGCGCAGAATTATCCATTGTAATATCAAATGCATTCCCTATAACTCCAGCACTTGTGAATCTTAAATTACTAGAAACTTTAGCACTCCTTCTATTAATAATCCATTGATAATTAGGTAAACCATTATTTGGACTCGGTATTGCATCATATCCGTTTTCTGAATCTATATAACCAGCACCGACAACTGTTGGAAAGGTTGGGGTTGGCGATCCGATAGGATGCTTTGAAAATAGGGTTGCCGCAACATCTCCAGTTGTTAAATTTTGAGGAACAACATCCCAATATGAAGATGAAGACGATGCATCTGGTCCTTGAGGTCCTTGAGGTCCTCTATCTCCTTGATTACCTAATGCTCCTTGAAATCCTTGAGGACCTAGTGGTCCATCTGGACCATTGTAACCTTTAGGACCTCCACCATTGACAATTAACTGGTCAAAATTATAATTAATTTTGTCAAGCTTGATATTATTAGTATCTAATACTCTTATTTGTTTAAGGTTAATTGTCATATAGACTATATATTATTTTAATTAAGGACAACCCAAGATATTTTGTATTTTACCAGTCGTCGATGCTATTGTACCATAATCGGATCCATCCATATAGACTTTAGTATATTTATTTGTTGCAAATGGTCTATTTTGGTCTTTTACATTTATCAAAGGTGGAGTATTTACTACTTCACCGTTAATATCCATCATCGGCGTTTGCCATTGAACTGTAACAAATAGACCTGTACCGTTGGCTGGAGGATTTTGGTAAAGTCCCAGATTATTTTGGTAATTTCTAACATTATTTGTGTGGGTAATTACCCCTGTACTATTAAGTAAATTTAAGTTTCCTGCAACATATGTTAGATGTATCTCTTGTTCTTGGTTACAAATACTAGTAGTAACCGGATTTCCATTTGAGTCAAAAGTTGTTTGGTTTCCTAGCGCATTGTTGTAACCTGGACTAAATTCACCAAATTCAAATCGAACTCTATTAACATAATCTTGATTAAATGAAACACCTTCAAAACTTTGTGTACCTTGATTCCAATATCTTCTAAGTCCAGTATCTACATCTCGATACCATCCAGTAGGTGCAGGGTCTCCAGTTGGATATACTGTTTGGTCATCGGACCAGAATAAACCTGTTGCCAATGCTAAACTTACATGTGCACCCACAGTTGAAGTTGTATCTAGATATAGAAGGTCACCACCAAAGCCAGGCACTGGTCCATTTAAGTCATCTACTAATAAACTATATGTAAGATTAGGTGTGGTATTAGGATCAGGTGGTGGTGCACTGATACATGTAGTTCCTCTTTGTGTAAAGTTTGTACCATTCCAGTATATTGGATATCCATCGATATTAATATACCATCCAGCCGGAGCAAAATTTGTGGTACCTAAATTAAATAGACTATATAAGGAAAGAGGTGAAAATGTATTCCAAACTAATGGGTTAGGACCGGTCCAACTGTAATCAAAACCAGGTGCTTCATCACACAGTATTAAATTTTGAGGTTGAGTTAAAAGAATTTGAGTTGTAGAAACAGGCGGTGCAAAAACTCCGGTATTTGACCATTTTAAATCTGTTCTTTCTAGATAAACAAGATGAATCATTCGACTTGTATAATGCGCACCTCCGGTTGCTGTTTCCATAGAAATCGTGTTATTTCCAGGAGAAGTATTATTAGATAGGAATGGAGTAGTATATTGAACATCATATAGTCCATTCATATCTGGTATTACTGCAATTCTCAGGTCATATCCACCGATTAAAACTGGGTTATCTTCAGGGACGGTAATTAGATTTTGTACATCTCCATTTGCATCTATAGTATAACTAAAATTATTTAGATTTGGTGTTAGTGTTTGGTTAAACCCTTGTTCTGTTTCCCAAGTCTCTCCATTACAAAGGTACCATCCTTCATAATCAGTACCTGCCTTTCCTCGTCCATAAATATTATTTAATGGAGAACCTGATGTTACATTAATAGAATCATTTAACCAAAAATGAGCAGGTATAAATTCACTCTCTCTAATTGAAATTATAGAACCAATTGGAAATGTCCCAAAAACATCCTTAATATTTTTCCACTCAACATCACCATTTGCATTTATTGAAACTAGAACTTTATTTATATTAGCTCCTGGTGTATATCTAAATTCGTCTTCAGATTTTGTAAATTTACCTAAAACATTACTTAAATTAAATATCGGTCCATTGATAGTAATTTGAGAATCAGTAATCTTAATCGAATCAATTAATGAATTAGGGTTGGTTCCAGTTCTCAATACTATAGTTTGAGCATTCCAAATAATTTGAAATCGGGCACCGCTCATATTTGGAGAAATTTCAAATTCAGGGTTTAAGTCAGAACCTTTAAAACTGAAACTGTAACCATTTATATTATTATTGTCTTCTACTCTGAAATTAACCCAAGAGCTATTTGGAGCTTTTACAATTTGAATTGGAGTATCAGTAGGTGTTTCTCCTACTAAGTACTCAGGGTCTTGTGGATTTTCTAAATATCCTATTCTTAGGGCAACTGGTGTGGTTTGGTCGATTCCAACAGGATTTTTTCTAGGATATAAATACCCCGGCAGACCTCCGGATTCTGGAAAATAAACCCAATCATTTAAACTACCCTCACCTTGAGGTCCCTGGTATCCCTGAGGTCCTTGATACCCAGTGTCTCCTTGATTTCCTATAGGACCAAACCCTCCATCTACTCCGATAGTACCCTGAGGGCCTGGCATACCACCATTTGAAAGCTGATTAAAATTATAATTAATCTTATCGACTTTGTCTCTAGACCACCAGAAGTTACTGTTTGGATTCAGGTCGGTTACAAAAAGTTCTTTTATATTAATAGCCATTAATTATGCTTGTATTTTAACGTGTACTTTAAAGTTGTATGAGTATTTACCCTGTTTATTATATATTAGTCTAAAACTCAAACCATCATTTTGATAACTTTGAATGTTAAAATTAGTTACCTCTCTATAATTATCAGCGGTTAATTGAGAAGTTTCGGTAACTGATACAAAACCAGTTTCTAACCCTTTGCCTTCAATTCCGTAGATTTTAATAGCGTCAATAATAAAACGAGGAGATATATTTGCTTTTGAATATATTTGAAGGTCATCTTTTAAGGATGATTTGTCTCCATAAGATGTAGAAGGATTAACGTATGTTCTAAATTTTTGTTCAATTCCATCTTCAACTAATTCATTTAGTATTGCCGTTGGTAAATAAAAATCTGCAATAATCTGAGAATCTTCATCGATCCAATGTATCGCTGTTTTATTAGACTGTGCAAATCTTATTTTATCAAGTGCTTCAATTGAAGCCTCTTGAGTACTATCAAACTTCGTTATGTCATACGTATCTCGGACCTTCATGATTGTTGATGTCATAAAAGTTTTCTTTTCTACTGGACTTAGGGTTCCATTTGTTGTTTCAGATTCTCCAGCACTTAGGGCTCTTGTAAAATAGTCCTTTGAATACTTAGATTTAAAAACATTAATGTCCTTTTTATCGATTGCTATCTCACCAATTAAAGGGTACAATGGTAATTTATCAGTTGTCTGCGAAAGTTTTAATATGTTTTTCGAGTCTTGTTCATTAACTTTATGATAAAAATAGTTATTAATAAAACCATAGTTGTTTGTATTTTCTTTAAAAGAATCAAATGCGATTCCCCTACCGTTTAATTGATTATATGTTACTAATGCAGGATCTGCCGAATTTAACAATAATTTTTTATCTGAATTAATATCGGAAAATGTTACAATGTTATTAAAAATTGGGTTATAGTCTCCATTCATTCTTCTCAAAATAGTAGCATATCCACCGTCTTCTCTGTCTTCTATAACGTTTCCGATTTGATTTGAAGATAATCTATATGCTTTTGGTCTTTCTGGGTCCGCAGCAGGCTGAACAATAGAGGGTTTAACAACATCAACACCTGATTCTATAGAAAGAACATAGTCATTCTTTGATTCTGTTCCGTCTTCAGCAACTGTAATGTAATTTACCTGTCCAAATGAATTAAATCTTTTAGAATATCTATATGCACTTATTGAATCCAATAAGTTTGCAAATTCATTGGCACCTCCCAGTGCATAATAGAAAGGTCCAGTTTCAGCAACTAATGCCATTGAACCTGGGGATAATCTACCCACAAGAGGGAGATTGCTTACCGTATCATACTCATAGGGCCATCCACTCACAAGTATTGAAGTGTCATCAATAACATCGACGACTTTTACGGCATATGTTACTGCAGAAAGAGAAAAATGTATCCAAGAATATTCTCCAAGAGAATCTCTTTTAACAAAATCTGTAAATTTAGCAGTTCCTACTGCATTTAAAGTTGAAGCGTTAATAGTAAAAGGTTCATCCGGATTGACTGCATCTGCGGCATTAGCTGCTCCAACAAAATCAATACGAAATGGAATTATAGTATCTATAACGTTAGGAGTCCCATCACCATTTAAACCTAATGTTAAATCAGTCAATGTGTATAAAAGGTATCTAGACAATTCATCTTCTCCTATATCATTTTCAACTACATTTAACTCAACATTAACACAAATAAATTTAAACTTGTCATTTTTAATGCAGTTAAACACTATTGAATTTGATTTAATACTATCATTTGTATTATAAGAAAGATACGCACCGAACTTATAATCACTAATGTCTATTCCTTTTAAAAATTCGGTTGGAATTTCATTAATAAGTTCTTTTCTTTTTTGGAACACATATCGAAGACCTCTGAAAACAGTTGATGAATTTTTTTCAAAATTACCACTATCAAATTTAGACCATAATCTTTTAAAAGAGTTATCGTGCCATTTTCCAGATACTGCACCAGACAATGTGTACGGGTCAAAATATCCGGTCCAATTAAAATGTTTATCAAAGAAATTAAAATCAGTTCTTTTTAACTTGTAAACGGTTAACCCTCCATCATTTGCAAAATCTAAATAATTATTTAAGTCTCTTCTTACTCCTAATACATTAACTGGAATCTTATTTATATGAAAGTGCTCCATGTTTAAGAATTCAATATTTCTAGTTGAATCTAATTCTATGTTCGGCGATAAATTGTCATCTCCAAATGCCTCATTCACATTTAAAACATAAGGTAAATTTCTAGCGTTAGATGAATTTTTAAGTTCATATTTACAGATAGTAGGAACCACTCTACTTAAAAGAGAAGTTTCTTTAAGACTATTTTCTTTAAGACGGTCATATTCATTTAATAGTTCAGTTTTAACAACTGCCTTTGAAGTTTCACCGGATAAAATATCTCTAAGACCTGAATAAAACGATTGAGCATCTACGTCAGTATTGTCTAATTTTTTATCATAAACAAGGTCTCCTAAATTTGAATTTCTAGTAGAGTAAAAATCAAAATCAAAATCTTTAAAGTCATAAGCTGCAAATCTACCGTGAACCGTTTTATATTCATTGTAAACTTCAAATACTTTGTCATTTGAAAGTTTTGTAGGTCTATCTAAAATAACTCTATAATAATCTGTGTCAAACGGGTCTTGGTCAATTTCTATAATTCTAACAAAGTAGTCAGAATCTTTTTGTTTTAAATATTCTCCAACCTGTACATTTCCAATTTCTGAAGATTTAACAAGAATAGATTGGCCTTCGACTGATCCAGCGATTGTAGTCCAAATGTTCCAATTGTTTACAAAATTATTAACTATAAAAGATAGGGACATCGAAGCTCCTACACATGTAACACCAGCCCAGCCTGTTGTTGGGGGATTAGTATCAAGTGGAACTGTTAAATTTTCAAAATATTTAGGAGTTAATGGACCGTCCCATAAGACCCATTTATTTCCATCGTATGAAATTTTTCTAGATGGTTGTGTTAGTTTAGAGTATTCTTTTTTGCCATTATACATTCCTGTTTCTTTCCAAATACCTCCTAATATAGAACATGCTCCAACAATACTAACGTTAATTTTTCCATCAACACTATTTAAGCCAATGTCATTAAATTCACCATTAGAAACTTCGATCCAATCGACTAAATTTGCGTTAAATATTCCAAAAGCAGTTTGTCTTCTCTTATTTCCATTAACAATCTCTTCGATAATTATCGAAGTATCTACAACCTTTGTTTTATACGTTATGATTTCTCCATTATTAATAGCAGATGCAAGAGCAATTGCTATTTGTTGCAAACTTCCCAGATTTGAAAACCTATTACCATCTGCCCTTGCAGCGGGTAAAGAAGGGTCTGCAATAACTAAATAGTCTCCTAGATTGTATTGCGAAATTTGAAGTTCTGTCCGGTCTCCGATAAATATTCTATCATTAGCACTTGGAACATCCTTTACGGTAACTTTAAGAAATCCTTTAGGACTTGGGTTTCTTAAATCTGCCGTTATTTTTTTACCATTTTTTGCAAATCCAATAAAAGATTCGGCAGAATTACTATTTGGTGATATCAAAAACTTGTAAGACCATATTTCCGGTATATTTAATAAAGGGTCTCCGGCGTCAATTAATTTAGTAGATGTATTTTTAACATTACAAAAATTACCAGATTTGTCTTTAAGATATTGTAGTGTTGGAATTTGAAATTGGTCAGTTCCAGGAAACATATTGATGTCAACTAGTGGTGTTGTAGATTGTGATAGGTCATAAAGGGTTCTATAACTATTATATTCAATACTCAAATTTCCACTATTATCAAGTCCAACAGATCCAAAGTTTCCTTCATCAATATCATCTGCATAAATACCAAAGTATCTATAAATTTTATAGTTCTCTGCCGTATAATCATCAAATAAGAATTCTAAATTAACTATATTAGCAGAGACAATACCATTTCTTTCAAATCCGTTTGTAATAGTTTCGTTGCTAAAAATTTCTGGATAATCAATTTGAATATAATCTTTGTCTAACTGTTCTGTTCTTGTAACAAATCCACCATTAGCACAGTCAATACCATTAAAAGTTGACTGTGAACCCTCTTTAAAATTTACTGTAATTAATGAGTTTGGAAATCTTTTATCGTTAACATGTGTATTTAAGTACTCTCCAATTTTTGAAAATTTACCTAAATCAAACGTCTTAATTATTGTTGCATTTTTAAGAAGTTCTAAAATCCTAGAATTTTGTCCAACTGTATCTTCAGTATAGTCGGTCTTGAAATCAACGTCTTCAATTCTGTAAACTATGAATTTAGTTGGTACATTTTTTTCAAGCCAAATTGGAGCAAATATTTTATATTGCTCATCATATAATTTGGTAACGTTTTGAATGGCTCCATACTGATACTGATCCTCATATTGAAATTCATAATCAGAAAATAGGGTAACGTCTGAAGAGGCTCTAAGAGTTTCGTATCTTTGTGTTAGTGGAAGTTGTTTATAAAAATTTGCAATGTCAATAGAATATATTCCTGAAGATTTAACATCGTATTTTTGATACTCAATTTTAGAAAGTTCTTTATTTGCCCTAAAAGAACTTAAAAACAGGTCACCCTTTGAGTTAACAAGTAACTTTATATTACTTGTTAACTTTGGATTTGTTCTTAATAAGGCAAAAGATTTATTATCTATTGAATTGTTTACAGCGCTTTCGTTAATTATAGCCATTTAGGACACCTCTTTTTATTTATATTATATATCCCAGATTATGGAACAATATAAGAGGTAGGGTTCCTAGTAGTACTGATTAATATCTGGGAAAGAAAGATTTAAGAAACTTGAAGATAAAAATCTACGTCTTCCTCTAAATCCTGGTTGATAATTGTTTTGGTAATTTGTTAACATTGTACTAGTTACATTGTTAATATTTCTACCTTCTGCAGCATATTTAGCAGTTACTTCAACATCAAATTTAAAATCATTACTTCCAAAATCGATTATATCAATACCAATCTTTTTAGCATAACTTAAATTTGTAAAAGTATTATCTAAGATTCCTCCTATCCTACCAGTTCCGGTAGCTTTAGGTCCGTAATAATCAGTCATACGATATTGAAACACTAAGTCAATCGATATCGCATTTGCACTTCCTCCTGGAATTAATTTTTTACCACTCTTATTAGAAGCATCTACGACCAATGAAGTAGTATTTAGTGGAGAAATATAAAGGAAAGAACCACATGATCGACCTCCTAATAAATATTGGTCTTCAGGAGAGAATCCTGCCTTACCAGTTCCTCTTATACCTGGAGTATTTGGAGTAGGTGTATTAGTACTTATAGTATCTATTAACCTGAGTGGAGTTTGTTTTTTACCATGTAAATCGTTCGCTCTTAAGGTCGCAGTTTTAGGTATTCCAACCAATCCATTACTTGCAATATATTTTAAAGCAGTACCTGGAACATTAGTAGGAATTCCGGCGATAACAACAGTATCATTAATTGTTTGCAAAAGTGGATGGTCTACGTGTAAATAAATACCATTTGAATATTCTGTATTTGTTATTGTTCCAACTCCGATTGCAACTTTGGCAGGAACTCCAGCTGCAAAACCACCAGACCAAATAAAGTTGTTTGGACTAGCTGCCGCTGTAGCAAACGGGATTCCAATATTGTTTGAGAAATTCTTAAATCCATTCCCACTTGGTGGAACTATAGATGGTGTATTTGGTGCTCCAAGCGCACCAAACTTATATGAGATTCCATATTCATATAAATCATAAGCACTATTTATACCAAGATCCGCCGAAGCCGATATGTTATTAATATTACCATCACTTAAAGTACCTTCATTGATTACATATAGATTATCGTCATTTGCAATATTTTTGAATCTAGAGTATATAAATTGTCCCTTTAGCTGAGAAGACTGATCTGGCGCGTTGTTAAAATAGTCTTGAGCGGTAGCGTTGCTAACATTTTGATAAACTACCGGAACCAAATCATATCGGGCTTCTTTAGTATAATAATCGCTATTGTAAACAGAATCTATTGTACCAGTTCCAAGACCAAACCTGTTATTTACTGTAGAAACGGGTGCAGGTTGAGTAATGTCTCCTACGATTCGGGATATTAACTCGAGGTCAGTCGCTTTAGTATTTGATAATTCAACTTTAAAGTTTTTAGTAACGATTGCACCTTTTCCATTAACTGCTGGTATTTCTTGAGTATAGTAACCCGCAAACAACTGTACAGTTGAATTGTTTGTTACTGGTGTAACGTTTCCATTTTCATCAATAATTCTTACAAGTAACTCACCAGATGTTTTTTCAATAACCGCTCTTAAGCTCAAGACCTCGTTTTGAAGAGCCAATAACTTTTCATATACGGTGATCGGCGCTTGATTGTCAGTAATAAATCCAGAAGCGATTGTGTTTGCACTATGGGCAAATGTTTGACTTCCAACTGTAAAAGATTCTCCAACGTGTTTAAATACGCCTGCTGATTCTAAGTCCTGTTGAATTTGTACTTTTAATAGGTCAAGTTCATTTGCTTTAATAACATTTCCTAAACTGTCGGTATTAATTTCACCTTGTGGAAATTCTATTCTTTGAATTTCTGACCAATCAGATTCTAGAGGATTCGCAGGGAATCCAGCTTCTGAAATTGATTTAATCATAAATTCGACAACCTCTCCAGGGTTAATTGATATATCAAAAGAGTTAAAGTTTACTGCATTAGCATCCTCTTCGCTTTCAAGAATCCAACCATACTTTCCTTTGGCATCCATTGCTCTCTTTCTAACAGGTCCAAGAACTTCTACCCAATTTGAAAAAGCAGCTGTTTTTTCAGTTTGGTTTGTTGCATCGATAAATTTTAATTGATCGACATTTGAAGTTTTTCCTGAAGTAGAAACGTATCGGTATCTAATTTTAAATTGTACAACCTCTTGTGATACTTGGTTTCCAACTGTTTTCGGCTCTGGAACTGACCAGAATCCTCTAACTTTATATTTTGGAGCGGCTGTTTGTAAATCTGCAGATTCCGCTGAAGATTTAATTTCGCTAACTACAGATGAAAAAAGTTTTGATTCAGAATCTCTTTGAGAAACAAGCGCATTTAATTCATTTTTACTAGTATCACTCTCAGCCTGAGAAGTAAATTTCTTTGTATTAATTAAAGATTTTTTCTGTTTAATCGATTCGTCAAGCTGTTTTAATGACTGCTCTGTCGATGATTTATCAGCCTTTAATTGTTTAATTTTATCGGTTGTTGTATTGTCAGTTAAGTGCTTATTAATTTGAACAACTTTAAAGTTTTCAACATTAATAACAGGTGGTGTTGGCTTAATTCCAGATGCCGCAGGTGGAATGTAATCTACCTTTAGTGATTTAAGGAATTGTCCAAAATCTGCAACCTCATTTTTGTAATATTCTGCTAGCGTCATTCTATTACCAGACACGTCGTTCATTTCTAAACTATTAGAATAGAATCCAACTCCTGGTGAAAAATTCTCAGCAGGTATTTTTGAAACAGGGTCGATTGGTTTAACAAAGATAACCTGTCTTTCATTAAATGCAACATTGATTTCTATATTCAAATCAGTATCAACATCTTTATAAATTCCAAGTGAATCGATTCCAATCTTAATAGACTCAGAACCTTCAAGTAATAGCAACTCTACTTGTGAAGTAGAAGCATCAATAGAAAGAATTCTGTATCTTGTTCTATAATTACCAGAGTTAACAATAAGAGAATCTCCAGTTTTTAATGTTTCAGTTTCTTTTAGGGCTTTAGTTGAATCGGTAAAAGTCAACTTATTAAGCGTAAATAATTTAACAGTTTTTGTTTGAGTTGTTCCATCAATAACAACTGTCTTTTGAGCATTATCAATTCGAACCACATCAAAAAATCCGGTGTACTGAATTGTTCTAATTGGCATATCAATAACTTGAGAATCTAAATAGTAGACAAAGTTATTAACTGTTAACTGATTTTTAAAATCTGAATAAACAATTTCACTACCTCCTCTGTAAAGTTCATCAAATGCTGTAATTGAAGCTAGGTCATTTTCATTAAAAATATATCTTTCAACATATACCTTTTCTGTTTCTACAGGGATTTGGTTACTTACATCTAAATTGATTGTAAGTAATGGATTTAAAAAGTTTTCAAAAAAGTCATTTAACTTGGTTGAAAACTGGGTAGGAGATGCAAGTGACGTGATAGAAGGAGATGGTCCTTTTAATCTTGAAGTATGAATAGTTCTAAAAGTACCGTCTTTTAATCTTACGTTTGCATTCGAACCTTCAAGTCCACTAATTGAGCTCACATTACTATTCAAACGATCGATTTCTCTCTTCAAGTACCCAAAGGCAGGTATTTGAATAGTTTCCATCTTGTTTGTTTTACTATTAAAAAGGTCAATACTAACAGTTTCCTTGTCGGTAGTGATAGCTTCATTAATTCTTACAAATGTTTCTAGCGAGTTAGTATTTAACTCAAGAAACTGTTCAAGTAATTGTGATATTGAATTGCTAGCGCTCATATTATCTTATTATTTCAAGTTCAAATGTCTTGTTTATTTCGTCGACACATATTAATTCAAAGTAAGGTTTTTGACTTAAGATATTACTGCTATCTATAAAAGCCTTTAAAACATATCCGTTATTTTTATCTGTGTATATATTTATTTTGTAAGTATTGTTTAGATTTGGAATCGAATTTTTAAAAGAAAACTTAACAGTTTGTCCGTTTTTCCAAGAATTAATACTGTCATCTAGGTATATATTCAAGTCTCCGGTCATTGTACCCTGATTCGTATTGATTCTTATTAAATTATCAAATGGTCGTATTCTTGTAATTAAACCATTTGAAGCGGTAAGATTCAAATTAAATGGATTACTTAGAGCAATTAAAGAACCAGCAGTTCCCGCTATAAAATCATAATCAAAAACAGAATTTAATGTATATCCATTATTGTCGTTGACTATTTTAATCATGCTAGGATTTGACTTGTCGATTTTTATTCCATCTCCAGCCCCAAGCACGTTAGTGTTATACTGAATTTCTGTAGGAATAACTCCACTAATTACTTGATTTAACCTCTTGTTTACCGAGGTAATCATGTCTAGTATTGAAGTTGAAGACGCATAATTTAAAGAAGCGTTTTCAATAGCAGTTTCTAAAGTAGATATTCTTTGAGAAAAATCGGTTGAGGTACTATACGCCATTAAATTTTCTAATTCACCTAATCTTTGCGCAATTGCAGCGTATGAATTTCCAGCGTCAACTAAGAGTTTAGCAGCATTTTCAAGGGCAGTTGTTGTGTCCAAGAAAATATCCATCGAAAACGTAGAGTAGTCGTTAATATTTAGTTCAACGCCTACATTATCTAAAGATGAGTTAAATTTTACATTTAATTTAAGTGCAAAAGCATTTCCATTTAAACCTGTAACGTCATTTGGTTTATATTTGGCAAGTTCAGGAATGTACCATCCAGTAATTGGAGAGTCATCCTTAAAATTGTCTAGTATTAATATACCATATAGATTAGTAGACTTATTAGCAATGTTCGATTTTGAATACAAGTCATAGTACACTAAGATTGCATTAAACCTAAAGTCTCCTCCTCTTTTAGAATACTCTAAAAAGTTATTTAACTGGGGGTCATTTGCAATTTTGGCATATACTGAAGTATTCCATTCAATACCATAGTTGTATAGGTCGACAGGGTCCATATTAATTTTACCATTGTCAGCATCTGCAAGAGAATCTAAAGTTAAAAAGGCATCCGGATGTGTTTGTCCGCTTCTTCCGTTTATTTCAGTATCTGGCTGGTATGTCGTTGCAGTTGTATTATAGGGAGTTGACTTAAATAATATTTCAGGAGTATAACCTACTGAAGATGGAACGTTTACAAATATTTCATTGTAAGTGTTTCCTTGATAATTTTTGTCATTCGAAACATCGATATTTCCAACGTATTTTACAACTCTAGAATAATTATTACCAGTATCGGTAGTATCTTCATTTTCAATAGCTCTAGAATATCCACTAACAACTTGTTGTGAATTTGCGGCTTTAACATCAAATGCACCTAAATGGTGTAACCATTTAAACAATATTTTTTCAGCGTCAGTAGAATATAAAGCATTGTCGAAGTCATCATCTGTTAGGATAAAATTTTCAAAATTAAGCGCATAGTTCTGTAGGGTCTGGGCAAAATCAACATTTGCATTTCCATCAGGAGTATATGATGGAGCCTGACCTCCAGGTGGAACAATACCACCTTCGTATAAATTGTCAAACTGAATGAAATTGTCTCCACTACCTGGCGAAGGAGCCGATACTACTGGAATATCTATTAAAGCAAACTTAGAGTACTCAAAATTTATGTCAGGATTATAATAAGCCCTTGTCAAATCTCGAGCAGCACTTGAAAATGCATACAATGTACCTCCCTGTTCTTGGGGTATTCTTATTAATGGTGTTGCCATTTAAGCTATTTTGTTTTTATTAGTATTAGTATACTACAGAGCAATTAGATGAAGCAACTACAAAGAATTCACTTCCAATATATCTTAGTGTTAACGATCCCTGATCTATAATCTCAATATCTGTAGTAACTCCCGCTATGTTAGTATCATTGATATCTACTGAACCACCATTTGCAATTAATGTAATTTCTTGACCTTGATCCGCTGCTGATAACAGTACCGGAGTTGGAAATGAAGTTGCAGTTAAAACGTATGTAGTATAAACATAAGAGTTTGGTGCACTTGGAAGAGATGTGGCTCCAACGTATACAGAATGCTTTAGTCCATTGTTTAAAACAACGTCTTGATTAAAGTTAATAGGTACGTTTACATCAGCATCCGCGTTATTAACTTTAAAAGTGTCAATAGTTCCATTATTAACCTTTAACGTACCACCTTGAATTTGTCCGGTTAGTGTAAGAGTTTGATTTGTCGTATTAAGCAAATTAGCAATATCTGCTAACTCTTGATTAAGAGCTGCAAAATTGTTATTGATTACGATTCTAGATGAAGAAACACTGTCGGTTCCTAGGATTGTTGTTATACTCGCCATTTTAAATGATTTTTAATATATTTTTATTTATTGTGTTTTTATTTCCATTAACGTCGGTCAGTTCTAATTCAATAGTGTAATCACCTTTGTATTTGAATAGATATGTCAGCCATGTATTACTATAATATATATCATTTACATTTTCATTATTATTTTTAAGCGTCCAGCGCTGTCCAATAATTCCGGGCATATTCGTAGTGTCATATGAAAATGTAACATGATTTAATCTTTTAACCTCCATGTGAGTATCAATAACGCAAAGGTCTTGATAGTTTGGATTGTAACTTTCAAAATGTAACTCAGAACCTGCAACTACTTCTCCACCAGTAGGGTCATTAAAACCAACACTAAAATAATCATGGGTTCTTGAAGGTTCTTCAGCAACTACTAATATGTACTCACAAATATCTTCAGTTCCATCGTTATCCGTATCGACTAAGATTGGATTATAATTAAATTTTGTCAAGATTGGATGTTGAACCGGATCTAATTGAGAAAGTTCATCGGCAATATCATTCCATGCTGATAAATCAAATTCATCAATCGGATATGGAGATTGTATTGGATGTGAATCTGTAACTAGTTGGTTTGTATTCACGTCATATTGAGTTATAAAAAAGATCCAACCATTATTGTACCCATTAGATTGTCTTAAATCTATTTTAAATGACGAATTTATATCGGCTCCAACCCGCATCATGTCCCAATTAACCTCTTCTCCATCTTCCCAAAGCTGGGTTCTTAACTCTCTCCACTGATATGGTCCAGCAGTTTCATTAAATCCAGTCACTGTATTTGGGTCAACATATCTTCTCACTGTAGAGAATTCCGGACCATCCTCTTCGTCGTGTGTATAGTTGGCGCGGTCTAACGTTAAGTAATATGTTGCGATAACACTATCAACGTCGATTGTATTCTCTCTAGCCCAATCCCAGTCACTACCTGCAACATCATAAGAGTACTTGTACTCGTTCCAATTTAATTGAGGTAACATTCTTTGGAATATTCCGTAAACTTCGACATTTTTGTTTTTAACTTCAAAATAGTCAGGCTTTCTATAAGAACTTCGAACATTATAAAGGTCAAATATAGACAATTCAACAGAGTAGGTTCCAGCATATGGAAGTACTATAGGAAACTCTTGGTATCGTGGACGGAATGTTCCAGTAATATCATAGAATCCAACAGGTCCTCTAAAAGATTCTGAATAACCTCTAGGTCCAAGTATTGTCCACTCTAATTCATAGATTCCCTGTCTCCACCAGTTATCCCATGTACATAAAATATACGGTTCATTCGCATGCAAATAATCCCAATATGTAAAGTTTACCACGGGCGGCGTTCCTAATGGTACTGTACCTATTGGTAAAGGTATAGGGCATGTTGGCCCATAACATATTGTATTAGGCCTAACTCCAGTTGCATTTGTAGGGTGTGGTGGAAAATCATCAAAAAAGTTATATCCAACCGCTCCACCTACATAGTCTTTTCCTGAATCTAACCATGTAAATTCAGCAGAATCCCAGCTTCCAATAAATGAGTCGGCATTTAAAACAATAGGACATCCAACTGGAATCCCGGCAAGAGTATTAAAGCTTGACAACTCATCAAAATAATATTCATCATAAAAATTTATAATAGAATTCGAAATAGCTTCTCTGATGTTATTACTAAGAGCAGAAAAGTTTTGGTTAATTCCAGTTAATCTGTAGTCAACCTTTCTAAGGTCTTCAATATATAATTGTCTCTCCTTTGGGTATCTACTAAAGTCAACCTTCTGTCCGGCAGTTTGGTCTTTGATAAAATGCTGATTGTTCCAAACGTTTAAATTAAATTGAGCAAAGTAATCTCCTTCTCCGGTAATATCGACGATTTTAGACTGGAGAGGCAAGTATTTTTCTTGCAATTTATTCTTAAGTCCATATAGTTTTATAAGTACTTCATCAGGACTATAATCAGTCGATTCAACTACAGTTGGGATATCCCACTCGTCAACATTTCCGTCTGCCTCGTTTAAACGATAAACAAGAGAAAATCTGCTAGTCTTTTTTAAATTAGAACTTGGCAACTGGTTTCCTTGATTTTTATTTGCAAGAAATCCAACAGTGTCTTGATTTGGAAGTGCAATTGCTTGCAGTTTTCCAAAGTTTTCTGCTTGCTCATTAATGTTCAACCAATATTCTTTAAGCGTTATTTTATTGTAACCGTAAAAATCAATGGCATTTAAGAGCGCTTTATATGTACCAACAAAAGGTTTTATTTGTGATGCTTGTAGTAGAAGTTCCTTTCTCTTTTGATTCATTAAAATCCAGTCTGGAGACATCTCCATAATGTTTGAATCTCTAAGTATAATATATTCCTCTTCGGATAGGGACATTCCCATATTGGATAGTAGAACTCCTAATCTTTCATCTTCAGCTTCAGTTTCTCCGTATATTCTAATGCTTGCAATTAATACTTCTGTACCAGGTCCGTATGGAAGACCGTCCTCAGTATCATAGTATATTTCGTAAATATCAAGTATTCGGGTATGGTAATTATCTTCCTCGCTCATAAGAGCAATGTTACACTTAACAGGAATCATTGGAATATTACTACTAATTATTCTAAAGCCATCTCCATTTGTTCCTATATGAGTATTCCCATTTAATATAGGGTGAATTTGAATATCATCCTTTTGAATTTCAAGAACTCCATTATTATTTTTAGCGCTATACATAAAAATGTCTTCGCTAAATTCATAACCACTAAAAAACTTAAACTTAAACTTATTTCCGGGATTGGAACCAGTCCCAATTGGTGTAATAAACTTGTCGCCACCTAATTCACCTTCAACCTGTTCTAATATGTATATTGTTAAAGTCTCATACAGTCCAGTCGATACTTTCGGTAAATAACAAACTCCCTCCCATATATTCGTATCAGAATTGTATAGAAGGTTTAGGTCATTTGATTCACTATCAAAAAATCTTAAATTTGGATTTGCCATTCTTACTTAACTTTTTTATCGTCTTTTCTGACTGTGTATGATTTATATGCTTTTAAATAAGAAACAGAATCAACCCAGTCTGCGACAACATGTTGCATCATCGTAATAAAATCAAACATTGTACTATTTCGTTGTATGTATTTCGATAATGAATTACTTAATATATTTGTTCGATAATCGTTACCTTCGTTTAACCTTTGGTCCATTGCTGAAAGTCTCGTGTCGTAACTCTTTACTTTACGAACTTTAAATAAATTACTTAAAATACCCATTATAATGCTTTTCTATTTTGAGCCTGTACTCTACTAAAAATAGTGTTTGGTACCGCAGGTTCATCAAAGTAAACTGATAGTGCTGCCATTTCTCCAACTTTAGCATCATCAAGTACTGGAGCACCTTCACGATCTACCCATCCTCCTCTGAATAGTGCAACCTCTTCTTTCTCTAAAATAATATCTCCAAAAGAGTCAAGATTAATAACATTCTCCGGAAGAGGAGCATTTGGTTCAAAATTAACCAGTGTTGTTTGTACATTTCTTTTAAAGAAAACGTATTTTTGTTTTCCATTTCCAATATCTTCAAGAGTTGTAGTTGATGGAGTTACCGTTACCGTTTCACTCACATAATATCCTAGTCTTCTAGCTGTCTCCTCCTTTTCAGAAACAAATCGCACATTTACCGAATCGATACCTTCAACGCCTTCTAATAGTGCAATAATATCTGATTTTGGTAAACGGTCTCTACGTGTTATATTGATTAAGTAATCAGATATTTTTGTTCGTATTTCGCCAAACAGGTTAACTTTATTAAATCCTTCAAAGTATCTTACCTTAACGTCCATTCTAAAATATTGAGCCTTAGGTTCGACGATTTTAACTTCAGTAGTAACCATTTGTCGACCTGAATTTTCTAAAGTTCTAAGAAATGCATTCTTTTCCTCTTCTGAAAAAAAGAATTCCTCTTGATGTAGGTTAAAATAGTCGTTATTTTTGCTCAGTTTTCTTTTGGTATCTGGCAACATGAATAAGTATATCACATTATCATCATCGATATATCCATCATTTGTCGTATTGTATGCGTCTAAATATGAGAACATTCCGTACTTAGAAAGAAACGACTCATAATTATCTGGAGTTGCAAGTACAAATGAGTGACTTTGTAGTGGTGCAATCAATTTAGTAAGTTCAATACTCTCAGGATCGGATCCCATCGTTGGAGCAACTGTAAAAGAAGCCTCTAGTAATTTGTTTAAGTCACATGAATTTCCAAGAGAATCAAATCCTTCAGTTTGAAATTTAAAATTAAGGTCTTTAGAACCTGTCAAATTACCTTTACTACCTTCTGAAATAAGGTATTCAATATCAATAGAAGAACCTGTCGGTGGAATCATTCCAAATGAACCATTACCAAAATAAATATCTAGACCTCCAGTTATTCCAGTTTTAACCATATATCCTTTGGTCCCAACTTTCATATCATATAGAGAATCATATTTGCTCCACAATTCACTATTAACACTAACTCTAACCGAGTCGTTATCTGTGTTCTTTTTAGTAATTACATTAAATGATTGTAACTTTTCACCAGTACCGGTTAGGGTTTGTTTTTCAATTTTACCCTGAATCACTGGTATGTATATGTAATCTGGATTACTTTTTTGAATTACAAACTGGTCATTGTTTGTTCTTAAAATATATTCTAAACCATTTTTACTTGCCTTGATTATTGAATTCGCAGGAATATTTAATGTGCTTCCTTCGATATCATTAAATGCGCTGGTATTTAGTCTTATTTTTAATTCACCTAGAGCAGATGAACCTCTAAATGCATCATGGCCTGCAAGTCTTGCAAGTCCATATATAGATTCTGGGTCCTGTGCTGTTAGGATATTTTGTTCAACTACAGCATCCTCAATATAAAGAAAGTTTAAATTAGTAAGTTCAGCTAGTACTTCAAGTATTTGAGAATATGGCGAAGCTGTTGTAAATAAATCGCTTGATCGACCATATACTCTTGAAATATATGTTCGAGTATCGGCAATCATTTCAGTAGCCTTAATTCTGGCTCTTGATAAAAATTTTAATTCAGTCATCTCATTTATTTTTTTATATAGCGATTGTTATTCCAAATCTATAGTCAATAGATATGTCTATAAAAACCATATTCTTCTCGGTCAATTCAGCAAACTCAACAGTAACATGGACTGGTATTTTTGCGGCTAGTGGAACATATCGCGAAATAGCACTTTGAACTACCCCTTGTAACATTGTATCATTATACATAAAGGAATACACATAATCTTCAAGGTTAAGCCCAAATTCAGGGTCTCCCATAACGTCGCCTTTCTCAGTAAATATCAATGTTTCGATTTGAGATATTATCAGTGCAATATCTTCGTCGATTTGTAACTGATCCTCGTCATAGTTAGGGTCTTCTAGTGATTTTATGTACAATTCCATAATAGTATATATTTGTTTAAGAATGGAACATCCAGTCGGTACCTTCGTCGCTCTTAATTTCTTCGATCACATTGGATAGTTCCTCTTCACCAAGTCCTTTAATCAGGTCTGGATTTACTTGAATATTTCCAGGAAGGGCAAATCCAAATATTCCAAGTTTTTGTCCTAATGAAATTTTAATTTTAGCTGAACAATATCTAAAAAATGCTTCATCTCCAAATAGAGCGCATTCCGGAATAGTTTGGTAAACTTTTAGGATTGTATCTTTTTTCGGAGTTTCTCCAGTAAATTTTAATTCATGCGTTAGTTGACTGTAATGAAAACTATATGGATTGTTAAAAATCTGACGCGCTAGGTCAAAGAAAGATTCATTGATTACGTAGTACTGTAGATTTTCTGCGGCTTGTCCCGTTTTAGAACCTCCGTAAATTCCACCCATTAACATTCTTTCAACCGAAAAATCTCCTTGCGTAAAGTTAATATCCATACTTCCACCCCAAGAACTTCCTCTTTCCATAATTGCAAATACTGAAAATACCTCACCGCCTTTCGTTACAGGGTCTATTCCTGGAAGAGTAAAACTTCTAGTTAATTTAAAATGTGGAGTTTGAAACATCGCTGCCGGAATTACTAAAAAGTTTTCTTGAACTGAATACTCGTAATTTTTATAGAACCACTTCTTAGCCCTTTCAACTATATTTTGAACTTCACTTTTTGGAAGGTTCATCGGTATCATACATGAACCTGTTATGTCAGCCGCAAGTTCATTTACAAAATTATTACGGCATTCCGTTTCCCATTCTGGATTTAATAGACTTGAATTTCCAATTGCTGTTATATCACTCATCTTTTTATTATTTTTTTATATTGCTCTAGATTTAACAATTTCAACATCATTAAATTTAGCCAGTTTTTTATCGAATGAACCCTCTCTAAAGATTCCTCCATTCATTGTTCCTTTAAAAGTTCCTTTTCCATATACGTAACAATCATTTGCGGTACATGTACCATGAACATATGAACCGTCTAATTTGGAACTAGTAAGCTGAGTTGACTGATAGAAATTACAATAATGAATATCGGAGCCATTAACGTCGCATCCATACATATCACATTCGGTAAATTCTCCTCGTAAGAAACAACTTACAAATTCATATCCTCTAAGGTCAACACAATATTCTAGACGACCTCCATTTACTTGAATCCGACCCGCGTCAGAATCATAATTGATATGTCCTTTACTAAGGTCTCCGTGCGTAAATAATCTCATCACTCTCTCCTTAACTGAACTCCAGTACATGTCAACCACTCTAGGGTCGTCGTTCATGTCTATCGTAAACTTAACGTTTTTCCAATTATCTTTAATTGTTTTCCAGTCCCTTCTAGCGTCGATTATTCTTTGATTGCCTGCAACTATCTTTTTTAATTCAATTGCATTTAATTCCGTAAAGTTTGTATCTTCGGTAGATTTCCATAATTGAAGTAGGAAACGATCAACTAAATAAAGAATTGTAGTTGTTTTCTTTTCCCAATCCTTTCCTCCAATATATCGGAATTCTAGATAATTTTTATGTCTCTTGTCAAAATTTATCCCGTAGTATTTTGTATCAGGGTAAATAAAATTCTGTTGATTGATATGTTTTCCATCAAAAAAGTAAGTGTCCTCTTTTGGCAAGACAAATTTAATCGATTTTGCGTAGGCTGAGTTTTCTCTTTTAGGAAAGAATTTAAAGACCTGTTCCTCATTAAAATCTAAAATGAATTTAAGAACGTTCATTTTAGAGATACGATATTTGTTTTCAATTTTTGATTTATCAAATGAAAGATTTAAATGTATCGAAGACCTGTCATTTGTATATCCATTCTCTTCAATCCACTTACAAACGTTAATTATCATTAATCGGGCTGCGGTATATGGAAGGGCTCCAGTAACCAACTCAAGAAGTTTAGCACCACCTGACATATCAGGTTCTATTTTAAATTCATCTTTGGTTACTTCAAAATCACTATGTGATTTATCCTCAACGTGAATTTTTTTGCCAAGTAATTTTGCAAGTTTTTTTGCAGTATCTTCAGCACTGAAATTTGAGTAAAATTCAAATTCAACGCCTACAAGGGCATTCTGCAAAATACTAGATTCATTTAGATTATTCATTCAATTTGGATATATTAACTTAAGTTAGGTTATATATCCAATTAAAAAATAACTATACCATAGAATCTCGTTTTGATATAAGCTTTTGAAGTGATTTGTTAATGCTAGCTAGCCATTGTTGTTTTGAAATAACATTAATCTGTTTCCATGAATCGATTTGGCGTTGTAAGCTTTTTTCTTGTTCTTGATAGTAGTATGCTTCGTCATTATTATAATTTTTAGCAGCACCTCTCTTTACAATTTCTTTCCAAGTCGGCCATACATAGTCACCTTTTGCCTTAATCTCATCATCTGTTAATTTAGAGTTAACTTCAAGTTTTTCTTGTTCTGTTTTAATACGTTGCTCGTAACTATTTATTTCTTTATTTAGTTGTTCAAGCTTAGACATTTTCTTAATTTTATCTGCGTATTCTTTAGCAATTTCATTAGCTCCAGTTTTTGGAATACTTGTCTTAACAATATATCTATAGTGAAGTCTTTGGATATTGTGTCCTCCTGCATAAATCGCTTCAGTTGAAAAACTATAAGTCTCTTCTCCTCTTTGGATTTGAGCATCAATTTGAATATTTCCTTTAACACTCTTACGTACGTTCATTGATAACATTGAATCGGTTGGTAAGGTATACATTTCAATAGATTTAACCATATCATAGGTTAAATTGATTCTAGCCATCTCTCTGTCATACTTAGTGAACTCCTGTTTAAAAGTCTCTACAAACCATTTTTCGGTTGCAGCAACCATCTCAACGATTGTAGGCTCCAACGAATCTAGGATAACATTGACAATATTATCTTGTTTTGATTCATTAATGAATTGTCCGTATGTCTTAAATTTAGTCATGATTTATATATCTGTTTTAATTATAATGTAAATATAAACAAAAAAACCCAGATCCGAAAATCTGGGTTGTTAATTTTATGTTAAAGTTATTAACAATTATAGTTTTAAGAATACCTTTCGGGTAGCAACATCCATTCTTGTAATTTGAACGGTAATATTATCGTTCTTAACAAGTGAATCGACTTTAATATTATCAGGAAGTTCTGAAACGTGAAGTAATCCAACAATTCCATCTCCAACATCTACGAATACTCCATAATCTTTAACAGATTTTATTGTACCTTTAACTTCAACTGGAAAGCTTTTGTATTTAGTCGCAACATCAGTCCATGGGTCATTTATTTCTACATGCTCTAATTGAGTCAACGTGATTTTATCGTTATTGATTATCTCTTTAATCTTGAATTCAATAACATCTCCTGGATTAATTTCTCTGGCTTTATGTTTTCTTGCCATTTCTGGGTTTAAATCATTTGCATGAATCATTCCAGTTAAACAGCCATCAAATTCAACGAATACTCCATATTTTGCAGAACCCGTTACATTACCCTCTTTGGTTTCTCCGGCGTTATTTCTAAGGTCTTCAATTGCATTTGGAATTAATGCTTGAAGATATTTTCGGTGAGATACAATTACTGTTCCTTTTTCAGGAGAATAACTCATTGGTACTACGTACATTTGAGTGTTAATTACAGAACCAAAGTCTGCAAGTTTATTAATACCTGCTAGAGAACCTGGCATGAAACAATCAACTCCCTGTACGTTAACAAAGTAACCTCCACCTGGAATCATACTAGTTACAGTTCCCATGTATGCGGTATTTCCAGTTTCGGCAGCTGCTAAGATTTCTCTTAGGGTAGCGGCTTTAATTCCAGCCTCCACTGAACCCAATATAAATCCTCTAGTGCTTTTACTTTTTTCTGCCGTAATTTCAACAGATATTTCAGTCCCAGGAACTAATCGTGCTCTTGAGATTGCGGATTCTTTTGACAATTGAACGTATACCATCTCACGATATCCAATATCGATCGATGCCCATTCCATGTCTACTGCATAGACTTTACCAGTGTGAGTTTCTCCGGCGTTTATTGCATGTGTTTGTGTGTTTTCGCTCCAGTGACTTTCCATTAAATTAAGAAGTTCTTGGGCATAAGGTTCTCTTGAATACACCTTAACCCCTTCTGGAGCTTTTATGTGGTGGTTTATTTTTCTAAGAGAGGATGGGCAATCTGCAGAGTATGCATCCCAATCAAAGTTAGAGATATCGTTTACTAGATTCTCTGTTGGTTTTGTTAAAACGTCTTGTGACATTTTTGTTATTTTTAAAAGGTTAATAAATTATATATTTGTTTTATAGGGCCAATGGTGAAAATCCTATCATTGGGGCAGTACTGGTTCCAACTGGAATCTTTCCACTGTATATAAACTTAAGGTCCAATAGGTGCTTTGCACATGACGCGGCAACTGCAGTTGCAACCGCTTTTGTTGCAGTTTGTAGGGTTGGCTCCATTTTAAATCTCTTACCAGTATTCCATGCTCTTCTTAAGTCTGCTCCTAATTTTGCCTCGTCACCATAATAGACTGGAATGTAACTTCCAGGATCTGGTATTAAACAGGGTAATATTGGTGGTGTTTTTGCAAACGGCTGGGCTGCTGTAGATTTCCAATAGTCAATTATGCATTTTGACATTACACAATAAGCGTCATCGGCTCCACAAAGGTTTCCAGCCTTTTTATTATCTTCGGCAATTTGATTAATATGTCTGATTTTTAACTCTCTATATCTAACCTTTTCGATTGCATATCTAAGTAGCTTTGCTCTTTGACGGCCAGGTTCTGTTCTTCTAGACCATTCTGAATATGTTTCAGGTTTTGAATTACCCCAGATGCTACCAAAGGTATTATTACTATAGCCAGTGCTAGATGTTGATGTTGCAAGTGCAATTAAAGGATTTTTATCTGGAGCACTCTTTTGATTGCCATCAATTCCTTTAACATATGAAAATATACAAATCAAATTTGCTGTTATGAATTTTGGCATAATATCCGGTCTATCATCATATTCCTCTTGGAATAGTCGATCATTTATCGCCGCTTCGCTTTTAATTTTATTCCTAAGTTTTAATACCCTAAGAGATTGTACTGTTAACTCTCTATTTATGGAGTCTATTTTTGCATCATCTTTTTTATACGTTGCGACTATTAATTCATTTTGATATAAACGAATCTTAGCCATTATATAATCGATTGAATTGACATCTTTAATTTCATTAACATTTTTTCTAAGAATTTCAACATTAACTATTTGTAATTCTAATGAAAGTTCCTTAGTTAGGTTTTCAATTCTATCATTTCTATAGGTATCAATATAACCACTATTCCATCTTTGAGTTGATGCTATATACGTTTTTTCCAATAAAATTTTTGCTTGTAGGAGCTCAACTTTTGCATACGCCTTTTCAATTGGGTCGACTTTAGATTTATTATTTGAATTTGAAACTACATTACCTAATCTATTAGTTACAGGAGGAGGATCCGCTTTATTTAATTTATCGAGTTTGTCTTGCGCCTTTCTAATAGATTCTTCAATCAGATTAATCTTATCGTAGAAGTTGACGTTGTTAGTAACAACAGCCCCAGGAGTACTTGCATTCGGTAGTCCACTTATTCCAGTACTCTTTTTTATCTCCGCAGTTTCTTTGTCTAAAAGTTCTAAAACTTTTTTGCTTACCTTTTTTGCAAGAGCCCCATTATAGGGAAGTCTTTCAACCCAATCTAAATACTCCTCGGTTCCGTCATTTTCGTAGTATACTCTATTTGCTATTTCATCGATTTGCTGGGCCTCTGTCATCGGCTTTACTAGAGGAAATGGTTTTGGCGGATCAACTTTAATATCGACTGCTTTTGGATCTTTTTTAATTTCAATTGAAGCACTTCTATCTATATTTTTAATCTCTTCTCTTTTAGATGCGTCAATTGCACTAATAAATGTGTAATCGTATTTTCCAACATCAGTAGGAGCCAAAAACTTTACAACTCCTTGACTATCAGAAGTCAATGTTGGTTGTATTACTCCATTTAATGAATATGTAAATTCGTATGGAAAGGTTCCACCCCCACCTTCAACTGACATTGTAACATATCGAAGTTCTGGTTGAGAGTCGACATTTTCTGCGGTAATATCGATATCTCCATATAGATTTGTAGGCGGAACAATTGGCTTTGGAATTATACATGTTGTAGGAAACAGGGGATAGAATTCAAAGGGGTCTATGGTTTCCTTGTTTTTAATAGTCCACTCTTGGAAGTCGCAGTCTGGATTTACGCTTAAATCTACACCAGGCAGTTTTTCAAACATATCATCGTAAGGTGGGTTTCCAAATTTATCTTCTAGTTGAGGTTCGACGGATTTGAATAGCATATTGAATGCCTTTTTAAATCCAGTTTCAAGTATTGCCTTTTGGCCAGATTTGTGGATATTTCCAAATGGAGTTTGTGCAGTTTTAACAGCATTAAAATACTCATTAGCAACAAACATACCAATATCGTCCGGTCCTTTAGAAGTTCTACTGGCCAGTTTTTGGGAAAGGTTATTAATAAATATTGGCCACTGTGCAGGCATATTGATTTAATTTATAGGATATTTATCCCAATTATTTATCCCTTTGTTGGTAAGTTATGTGCGAGCTTTTAAGGCTTGAAACCGTCGATGGGGTAGGCGGTGAAGGAGGGCCTGAAGGTCCTGTTGGCGTTGGATGGATATGTGCTTTATAGTCATCCAATAATTTATTTAACCATTTTTCTAGGGAAACTCCACGTACTGTAGGTTCATCTTCATTTTCACTTCCTTCTCCAGTGTTACTTAAAAATACATTTCCAGAGTCAAGGAATATCTTTTCACTTGTTGAAATTTTAATAAATCCATTTTCATCGATTTGAATTAAGGGTCTTTCTTTAGCTCCAGTTCCTCTGGTAATTACCAATCCATCTTCAGGGGAGTGATAGATTCTAACATTTCTGATTTCGTCATATACTAATGAAACGACATTATGTGCCTCGCCTGAATTTTCAAGAATATCTGCTTTAAGTGCTTTACTTTGATTGATTTGAAACCAATACTCAGGGTGATAAAGATTTCCATTGTCAAAACGAACTGCAACAATTGTTCCAACATTTGGAGTATGGTGTGCACCTGCAAAGTCTCTATTCATTGGTGTTGCCCATGGAATAGCGTCATTAGGTAGTTTGTCAAACTTTCCAAATACTTTAACTCTACATCTTCCCCAATCTTTAGGATCCGCATTGTCGACAACCTCACCAATCCAGTGGGTTTCTCTAATATTATCCTTTTCTAATTCAGTATCTGTTGCCATTATTGATTATAAACGTTACCTAAGTTATTAATTGCTGCTCTATTAAGTCCCTGTCCTATTGTAGTTCCGGGTAAGATTCCATATACGTTAGCCTGAATAGCTGCTCCTATATTTCTACCTGCAACAACATCATTTAGGGCTGCAGTAGATGCTTGATCTGCCTTTCTTATAACATTTCCAAATACATTTTCAAACTTAGGAACTCTATTAATTGTTTCGTCTTTTAGCTTTTGAAGTAATTCCGCCTTCTTTTTTTCAGCAAGAGCTTTAAGGTCTTGTACGGCACTATCTTTTATTTTGTCAATTTTACCTTTGATTTTATCTTTAGCAAATTCAAGAGGTGTTTTTGATTGTGATGCAAATATCTCCTGGTCAGGGGATGGAGACAATTGTCCCTCCGCATAACTTTGTTTAATTATTCCATTCAATACTCTTGCCTCTACCTTTTCAAGTTTTCCATATTTTATAGTAACAGCCTCTTTTGCCATTTCAGGGTTCTTGCTAAGATCCGCAAAAATAGTTGTTCCTGAAGATAAATCAAATTCACAGTATTTTGCTCCTACCAAAAAGTATGGACGTCCTTCAGTACCAGAGATACCTGCATTTTTATTTTCAACGTCAATTTTTGGTTTAATATTATCTGGAAATCCAGTTATTGTACTTTTATCCAGTTTTTTAGGAATTCCATTTACCTTTATATTTTCTAGGATTGCAATTGATCGAATTTCAGTAACATATATCCACATTCTAAAAACTCTTAGATTGGAAGGAATTATATAGCTCCACTTTCTCTCATCAAATATCGCTCTTCTATATAAGTGCATCAAACCTGAGATTGTAAGATTTAAAGATTCTAATGTTTCAATTTCAAATTTTGCATCATCACCTCCCATATATGCATTTTCAGGATTGTATTGTTGTAATCTCTCAAGTCCTTTAAAAGATTGCCAAAACCATGGCAATTCTTGATTAATTTCCTTTAATGTTTTTATAAAATTCTGTAAGTCATTAAGTCGCTCTTTATAAAAAGAGTCTTGTTCTGCTAATGGTTTTAAAAAATTCTCAGCCCCTCCAGCAAGAAGTGGTGAGCTTTCTATATCATAAAAATCGAATAATAATGCAAAAGAAAGATATGTCGGATCTTGGTAAGGGAATTTCCTATAGGAACCCTTTCTAAAATCCATTGTTGTTTTAAAATCTGACATGTATTATATATTATTTTTATTTAATGGTATTAGTTTTTTGGAACGTCTACTACATTAAAGCTTATTGGTCCTTTTTTAAATGTTTTTCCTTCTGCCTTTAATGTAACATTTAGTGTATATTTTCCTGGACTCATAGAACCTGCTTCGGATTCCATATCTATAAGAATTCCGCCATCTTTTTTAACCCGCATTCCATTACCGTCATTAATATCAAAACTATCTCCTCCAGCAACCTCATCTATTGTTGCACTAAACGAATCAAATACCAACTCACCTTGCGGTCTGTTCGCTGTATAACTTCCAGTTAATATAACATATTTGTTTTGACTTTGAAATGGAGACCATGTATCTTGTTGAACATCTCCACTATTCATTGTAATATCGATCTTTAATGGTTCTTCTTTTTTAGGCGGAGCTGGCGGTGGTGTTGGAACCGGAGCAGGTGCAGGCGGAGTTACTGGCGGTGCAGGTGGCGGCGCAGCAGGAGTTGGCTTAGCTACCGTCTCTGGATTAATGTTGTTAATTCTACTTGGCCATTCTCTTCGTAACAATTTTAATTTTTGTTTAACTGATGGAAAACCTGCTTTAAATGTATATTCAATTCCTCCAACAACATAGTATGCTGATAGGAATTCATCAAGTACATATTCTCCAGGATCTACTGTTGATTTATCTTCTTCTACTGTAGTATCAAATCCCTTTTCTTTTTTAGCGGTTTTAATAACTTTATCTGCACCTAATTTTTCTTGTTGGTTTGTATAAATTGCAATCGGTAATTTTTGATACAGGTGGATTGCAGGATTAAAAGATGCCATCGAAACTTCAAGTGACATTTTTTTAACTTCATCCAGGTTTTGCGCATTACTTATTGCAGAATACTCATAATTTAAGTGAGTGTGTGATGTTTCAGGATCTGAGTTCTTTCTACCGGTGTATTTGGTCTTGGTTTCACCTTTATATCGTTCTTCATCTCTTCGACCCTTCATAGGCTCTTCAATGTCTGACATTTTTTTACTTGCAAGTGGCTCAATTTCATGGCTTACTAGTCCCTCATCTGAATCATTTTCAAAAAATTGAAGGGTTCTTTTATAACCATTCTTTTTTGTCTTTTCTCCGGCACTATTTGCTAGAGACTGGGCCTCTATAAATAGGTTAGTACCCGTATCTCTTTTATGATTAGTTAGTATAAGTGGTTTTTTAGTTTGATTTGCTGCGTCTTCAGACCCATTTCCAGGAACGTCATTCAATTCTCTATCATATCCTGCAACAAGCTCTTCGATAGATTCTTCTGACTCCAACAATGTGTTTAAATTTACATAATTGATATAATAGAATTGGTCAATACAATAAGCCTGAAAGCTTTCCTCGTCAATATACGAGTGTTTTACCAAATCTTCCAATGTATCAAATCTACTACTATAAGGTAGGATTAGGTTCATCTTATCATCAGCCGAGTCAATGTTTGTTGCAACTCCAAGTTTTAAATCATTTGCAATTGATTCAATATGGTCTAATGAAGTTCCTACTCCATAAGACTTACATTCATCTGCATATAGACCTGGAACTTTAATCCTTCCTGAAAAACTATACTTTCCTCCCTTAACGTTTGAGTTTTGTTTAGGTTGGTCTGCGCTTGTAATATCAAAATCTATTCGAATATCTTTATATGACGTTTTCTCAAGGGTACCCATTCTAAAATTTATAACATCCCCATCTCTAGGAAACGTATCAATTGTAAATAGTCCTTGGTTATCGGAAAGAGTAAGTTCTATAGTAGGAAGAGAACCATTGCAATCTAATACCATGTTTAAAATGTCCTTATCGCTGAAAACATATCCATTGATAGAAACCATGATTAAATAACCCTTACTAGTTTCAGCCTTGGTTGCATCTCCTTCTCCCTCGCCGAATGATTCAAAAACAACCTCATCTAATTTAATAGTAGGTTCTGTTATTGTAAGAATATGATTATTAATTGATGCCATTAAATTCTAATTTGTCCGTTACCGATTTTAATATTTGTGTCTCCCTCTTTTAAGATATTTGGAGGTAGTATTTGTTTTGCTCCGTTTGGTTTTTGAGATGCTTTTCTTTGTAGATATTCAATTCTCTTCGCATCTTTAACCGGAAGTCTTTTAGTGTCTATAAACTGGTCCCTAATCGAAGGTTCATTTGTTGAACTTAGGATTTTGATTTCTTTAACAGTTTTAAGAGCCTGTCTGTGGTTTGGAATCTCTAAAATGTCTCCTAATTTTATAGAAAATGGATTTGAAATACCATTCCATTTTAGTATGTAATCACAGTAGTTTGCATTTCTATAATATAGTAGCGAAATTAAATCAATTCTACCAACCTGATCCTCGGTAACAGTGTGTTCGTTTATAGTCTCGTTAGTTTCTATAAATACAAGGGTAGGCTTAGTAAATTTATATTTACCATCTACTAATTTCTTTTTATTTAGTGTATCAAACTGCATTATCCGTTACTTAATTTTCTAAAGTTATTTACAAAGGTATCTTTACCTGCTCCACCTCTATCTTTGTTTCCATATTCATTAACATCAACCGTTTTATTAATATCTGCAACATCGTCCGGTTGAACGTAAAAACGCCCTCTTCCCGAGTTGAACATTGATTCAATTTCTGCTTTGTCCCTTGGTCGACCTGGTTTTAATGATATAACCGCGGTCATATGTTCAGGAAAATCTTGAATTCCCATACCTCCTTCAAAAGTTATCTCACAGTCAGTCATACATAAGTTACCAATTACCATTATTGGATTAAGCGGATTTCCTACTGTTAAATGCCAATTTCCTGTCGGATCCCCAGTAAGTAATGAAGCTGCTGCCTGTCCTCCTTGTGGAGTGTTAAACATGTCCATCGCCATTCCACCAATAAGATTATTTAAGAACTTATTATCTTTAAGCGCTCCTAATGCTCCTCCAATATCTCCATTCATTAATGCGCCGGCTGCTCCACCAAATCCAGCTCCAGCTCCTTTAAACATTTTACCCATATCATCAACAATACTTCCGGCAAATCCAAGATAATCTCCTTCTCGAAGTTTACTTAAATTACCTAGAGGTTTTGCAACCGATCCATCTCCAATATATCTAACAGAACCTCCCCAGAAAGGAGCATTGTTATATGTTAATGCCAATATATTTGCAAGTTGGTCAAGCATCATAATTTTAGGATTGGCTCCTTCAAATGCTCTAAGTTCGTATTCAAACTTAATTTTAAATTCTTGCGAAAAATTAAGACCCTGTTCTCTAACTAATACCTGCTTAATAACGTTCATTGGACCAAAAACATGGTTTGGATATGTAGCACTAAATGAGTCGAATCCGGCATTTTGTTTATTTGCATTAGCAGCAACCGCATCTCTACCAGCGCCGGCATTTGCCATTGCGGAAAGTACTTTATTTCCTTCAACAATACTACCAAATTTTCCAGATGAAGCTCCTTGCTGAGAATTCAAAGTTTGTACTGTTGATTCTGCATCTTTCCATGAATATCCATTTGAAAATTTTACTATTTCTCCTAATACATTACCCGGTGCCTCACCAATCCAAGTTACGGCTCGAGCAATATCTGGTTGCTGGATTTTTTCCATTGTTTTTCCATCCGCAGAAAGCGCTTGTGGAGTTACAATATCATCAGCAGCAGGGTATGAAAACCTACGAAGAGTAATAAGCATATTGTTTGGTATTTTGCCATAGTATTTCGCTAAAGCAAAATCTGAATATTGGTATCTATATGCATAGTTATCAGTAAGAGCTGAGGTTCTTTCTATAATTTGAGTAACTGTCGGATTTTGAAGGTCTTTAATATTTATTTTTTGATAAACCGTATTTCCCTTAACGTCAGATACAAATCCATCTTTAGTAGAATCTAGTGGATTCCCTCTATAATTAATTAAAGAATATTTATTAAAAGCAGAATATGGTCTTGGACCGACTGTTATCTTTTTACCTTCAGTTCCTGGTTGAGTCGACTTATAAGTTTCAGAATCAACAATATCACTATAGTATTTTGATTTTCCAGGTTCAGCTCCTAATATTGTAAAAGGGGTATCGGTTGCGGCAGCCCTGGCTTGAGTTTTATCTTCTGTTTTCTTATTTTTTCCAACTGCCTTTTTTTTACCCTTTGAACCAGAATGCACACCATCCGGATTTGACCCATCTAAATTCTCGAGGTCTAATCCAGTTACATTTTTAACGGCACTAATAAAACCTTTTCCTATAGCGGATTCTTTAGTAGTTTTAAATGCAGAATTTGCTTTATCTTGTAGTTTATCAAAATAAGATTTTGGTTTTCCTGTCTCTGGGCTATATCCTGTTGATACTGGCATTTCCTATTAAGTATATTTGTTTAAGTATATATCACAGAAACAGGCTATTCTAAATTATCGTAGTCGACGGAAAGAGGTCTATATAGTAATTTATCAAAATAATCTTTTTGAGTTCCTGCTCTTTTATCTAAGAACTTTTTAATATGAGCCTCGAATACTCCTCGACTTTCATAGTAATATTTACCCTTAGAATATGTCGATCGAGTTGTAAGTTCATAAAGGTCTCTAATAGACTTTTCAACCAAAAAATCTTGGATGTTGTTCTGTAATTCATTAAGTTCGTCAAAAGTTCGGACGCACATTACTGAATCTACAACTATTAAGAAGGTTTCCCATTTTGCGTCAATATAGTTCTGAAGTTCTTTTACGCTCGGTACATTTACTCTAGAAATTCTAAAGATTGTATGTCCACCCTCGAAATTTCGGTCAAATTTCATATCAAACATGTATCTTTTAAGAAAGTCTATGTCGTCGTAAAATTTAACAATTCTGATCTGATATCTGGGCATTTTATCGTTAAACTCAATATCATGGATAATTGCTTTAACAGGGAAAACAATATTGCTATATCTATTATTAGTTATTAGAACATTGATATATTCACCCTTTGAAAAAAGTTTATGTCTAATCATTTTGTATTAGTTCAATACTGTCGAATTGGGCCAGTATTGTCTCGTCAATTTTTTTATTTTTATCGATGACGATTAAAGAGATTGAGAATTCTCTTTCAGTGTTTGCTTGAATTAAGGTTTTAAAGTTACTTACAATATCATCATCAAGACTTCTAAAAACATAAATTACGCGATCTACGTCCTTTGTGTCGGATCGCAAGCATCGCGTAATTTCGTTTATTATAGTTAAACCAATTATTGAGTCATTCGGGTCTCCACAGTATGGATCAGCTTTTATAAGTTTATTTTTAATACTAAAAAAGTCGATTATTTTAGTCGACTCTTTTATTGTACCCTTTATAAACCTATTAAAATCTCTGCGTGATGGACACCAAATGCAATCAATTTGTAGGTTATTCATTAACTGTTAACTTTCCACCCGATAATTTTTTAAGATCGGATATTAAAGCTTCTATTTTTTCATTTTTATCTTTGTCATTTGGAATGTAATCAACTCCCCATGTCTCGATAATTTTGATTTGGTTTTTACTTTTGGAATTACCAAAAGAAAGACCTATGTCGATGCAAAGGTCTTCAATGAATTTAATTTTGGAAATTTGGTCAGTGAAATCATATACTACTGTTGATTCATAACTTTCTCCTCCAGCATTAATATTATCATCTACTACCGTTTTAATAACACCGTTGTCTGCTAGCGTTATCTTAACTGTTTGCATTTAATCTCCCTATTAGTGAATCTTTTGCGTCTTTCATTAATTTTCTAGCCGCTTTTTTGTCTTCTCTAAGGGTTTGTTTATTTTTAACAGATAATGTAAAAAATGCCTCACTTAACATTTCGATTTCTGCATCATTATACCCAATTTCCTTCCAGGTACCTTTTAAACTTTCAGCCTTTTGAGCTAATTGTTCCTCAATTTGGTCCATAATTCTTTTTTCAAAAGCCTCTTTTGCCGCTTTAGAACTTGCTCTTAAGCTATTTCTTAGCTCGATACCTTCAGTAGAAAGTGGATTTAATTGGTTTTTGATTTTTAAATAACCCATTGCGCTCAATTGAGCTCTTCTTTGTCTTCTAGAGACTGTTGCTGTTTTAGCCATTATAGTAATTGTTTATAAAAATTGATACTTCTTCGGTTAGATATTCTTGTAGTTTATCTATCTCAATTTGAGACACTGCCACTTTTGCAATAGTTTTAATTAGTTCTTCTCTGTCCTCATCGGCATTTTCTATTAACATATCAAATACCTTTTTGTTTGGTATGTTTAAGTTAATTTTGGCTTCAAAGGGTTCAACATTCTTTTTAGAAAGCTTGTTAATTAATTGTTCTAGTGGAGATTCTTTAGGTTTAGTAGGAGTTACGTCCTGTATGTTTGGAGTTACGTTAACAACAGGAGCTATTGAACCTAGTTCTTGAACTCCTGGAAATGGTATTACTCCATCTACAATTTCTTCTAGAAATTCCGATAAAACATTATTGTATATTCTACTGCCATCAGTAAAGTTTGTAAATTCTCCGTCGACTGATTCAACTTCGACTATTTTACCAAAGTTATCTCCGGATCTCCATTGATATTTTCTTACATCTTCTTTCACTAGTTCCATTTTTAGTGTATTTTTATGATTATATTGATTTTTGAAAAAATGTTTCCTAGTCCAATTCAAAAAAGACCGAATCATTCTCATTACTGTATTTATTTATAAATTTATCGATGTAGTCTATAGACTTTGAACTTCCAATTAAGGCATCCGCTTTTTTAACATATCTCGAATAGAATAATTCGCTACCGTTACTTTTAAGAAATTGCTTAAGTTCCTTTTTTTCCGGAACAAATATTTTATTAATGCTCATTCCATGTTATTACTTGTTCAACTTCAATTTCTGCTCTTTTAAGTAGTTCAACACCACTCATGTCTCTATAATCTTCTGTGTAGTAGACCTTTTTTATTCCGGCCTGTATGATTAATTTTGCGCAATCAAAACAGGGGCATGTTGTAGTATATAAATCTGCTCCTTCACAACTCATTGTAGACTTTGCAACTTTCATAATTGCGTTAGATTCTGCATGAAGGACTTCTCGTTTAGTAGTCAAGTTATATCTACCCTTTTCATTTGTGTATGGCCATTTTTCCTCGATTGTTTCAATGTCTATCCATGCTCCGGCCTCAGGGTCCATGTGAACCTCGCACTCGCATTCATTTTCAAACCCATGGGGAGTACCATTATATCCAAACGAAATTACTTGTTTGTCTTTTACAATAACACATCCTACCTTTCTGCGTTCAGCATAACTAAGTTTTGCGAACTGATATGCAACTTGCATATAAATTATTTCCGTCGGAATTTTTGGCATAAAAAAAGTCTATATATGTTATATTATATATAGACTTTTTATTTAGTTTACCGGTTAACCGGATTTATTAGTTGATATCGTCAGCGTCGGTAGCAGCAGTAGCCTCTTTGCTTTCATTAATTTTCTTAGTGAAAGCTTCAGTCATTTTATTTAAGCATGCTTCGTATGCTTCAGATGCCATATCTTCTTTCATTTCTTTTACACAATTAGCTGCCATACCTGCAACAAGTGATGCATTTTCGGCCATGTAAGTTTCTACAGTATGCTCATCATGTGCATCTTCTTCCCATGCTTTAGCTTCTGCAATAACAGCTTCGTAACATGCCTTTAACATGTCGGCAACTGGTTTAGTTTCTTCTTTAATTTTTTTAGGGTCAACACCGATATTGGCTTCTCCAGCCTCATCTAATCCCTGAACCTCTTCTGCTTCCTCTTCAGTTTCCTCTTCAGTTTTTACTTCAGGAGTTCCTTTGTCAACAACTTCTTGTTCTATTTCCTCAGCTCTGTCCATTTCTGAAACAAATTCCTCGAATTTTTTAATACTAGCCATAGTTTTATTTGTATTTTTGTTTAGATTTTATATATCTTTGTTTTTTAAATAACTGAAACTGTCTGATAGGAAGTAGTCCCGAAGTTTTAAATAGTGCATCAATATAAAAATTATAGAACCTCCTGGCATTAGAATTATTGTGGCTAGCCCTAGAGTTTTAACCAGATTCTTTAATTGATTTGCAAACTTCTTTCCCTCTTCGTCTGTTAAAGGTCTACGTTCTATTACACATGTTGTTACAAGTTTAGACATTGATTTTGTTTCAATGCCTTCCTTTTTAAGAGCCTCTAAAAATAAGTTAGCTTCTTTTTTAAGATTTTCTAACTCAATCGTTTTATTTTTCACAGAGTATATATTCTTTTTGATATTTTTGAAGGGCCAATTCTTTTGCTTTTGCTTCGATTTCAATATCAATATCTAGGCCGTAAGTGTTGATTGATTCGTATAGGTAATCAGCATGGGCCCTGATAATAACAGTAGGGTCTTCGTGTAATTTTTTAGCACTTGAGTAGTGGCATAATTGGCGAATACCTTTAGGCCATGTAGATGCTGCCAATCGAAGTGCATCTTCTTCCGGCATTGGGTCATTGTAACATCTATGGTGATGATAATCAAAAGTAATAGGAGTACCAACTGCTTCGTAGATGCGGTACAAGTCACTTACAGAGTATTGAGCAGGTTTATCGTCATTTTCAAGGATTAAACGGGACTGGGCTGAAGGTGATAACAATTTAAAGTTTTCGATAAATCTTAAGATTGCAGCCTCTTTGTCACCATAAGAACCACCAACATGGATATTCATAGAATATTGAGGAGTTGCCGGAAGGCCCATGGTATCAAGTATAAATGCATGTTGATTAAGTTCTTTGATAGAATTATCGACAGTTTTTTGATTTGGACTGGGAAGGACACAAAACTGACCAGGATGGAAACCAATTCGCTGTCCGTATTTTTGTACTAGAGAACCTGCACCTTTTAGTAGATTTGAAATAGTGTCCCAATTTGGTAAATCAGTAAGCTCGTATTCGGACATCCACGGAAACATACTAGAGGACATACGATATAGCGTAACGCCGTTTTTATGATTCCATTTAATGATTTCTATCATGTCTCGGATATTTGCTTCGGCAAGTTCACCAGCATATTTGATACCTTTTGCATCAAATGTTTTTTTAATCATTGAACGCCCGATTTTAATACCACTCTTATCAAGAGTCAAATTTATGCAACAATATCCGTAGTTAGCTCCCATGTATATTATATTAAGTTAATTTTAAAAGTTTATAATTCTAAGAATACTACTTCCTCTTCGTTAGGTACTGATTCTAATCTAATTCTGTATTTAGACAATAAATCACCGTAACTTCTCCAGTTTCTAACATATGCCAGACCCATTTCATGGTCTGTTGGGTTAATGTTTAAGAATCCACAGTATTCAGGATGAGACTTGTCGAATTGATAATCATTTGCAATATCTTTAATGAATTGCTCCATTGGGTCTAACGGCTCCTCATTAAAATAAGGCATGCCAACGTTATAAATTAATTGACAATAGAATTTAAGAGCACGAACATTTGTACTATCTGCATTTGCAATTGCTCTTTGCAAATCATTATCTACAACTGCTTGAACAAATCCACCGCCTGCATATCCAACATTCCATCTAGTACATAAGATTGAAGTTCCAATTTGAACGATGTGGTCATTTTGGCAATCTGCTTCGGATAATCCGGCATGTGCACCGTTTTCTTTAAGATATTTTGCAACTAGTTTTTTTACTACTTCTATTTTTTCGAAAGTGTCCATGATTAATAATTTGTTTGAGGTTCGTATTTAGGGTAACGGTTACAGATATCGAAGATTCGCATAACTTTCGATGCTAATTCGGTAGGTAATTGAAGTGCTTCAATTTGAATGTTATCATACAAATATCCATCAAATAAACCGTACATCATGTTTTCTAAGTTTCTAGAGTGGTCGTTATCTCTAAGTTCTCTAATGATATCGATGATATCACTTCTAGTTTCAGCGGTCATAAATTCGTGTCTGTCAAAATTTGTGTAACTCATAATATTTCTTTGTTTTAATTAGATATGTAAATATAATCAATATTGTTGAAACGGGAAAACTTTAAGTGTTAAAGTTTTGTTAAAGTTTATTTTTTCTTTGTCCCAACTTTCTAGTACCATATTCAATAGTTACTTCAGTGTAATTAACCTCGTTTTCGAACATGTATTTATCATACTCTAATATACCTTCTCTAGTATAAATTTTAATGGTCTCATTTTTCTGTAGTTTATTAAATGCGTCTTCAGTGACCGTAATACTACTTCCTTTTGCAATACTTACTACTTCAATACCTCTACTAAATTCTTTGATGTCTTGATTTGCTACTAAAATAAATTCTTTGTGAGTCATGGTGTTTCTTTGTTTTAATTAGATATGTAAATATAATCAATATTGTTGAAACGGGAAAACTTTAAGTGTTAAATTTTTGTTAAAGTTACATAACCATCATAACCTTTACATTTTCCAGTTTTACAAGTTACAAAACTTAGATTATAATTTTCAGTAGCTTCTTTAATAGTTTTACGTTCGTCTGAAACAGCCCATTCATCCATTAAAGTAACAACAATATCTACTTGTTTTGCTTCTGGTGTTTTAAGATACCTTTGAAATACTCGTACCTTTTTTGTATTTTTATCACCATACCAAGTGGCAAGTTGGTTGGTAAGGTTCCATGTTGAATCTCCTTTTTTACATGGAACACCATAGTCGCATGCATCTGAATAAATTTGTACTGATTGAGCTTGAATTTCTTTAACGGCGTGGTAACCTTCTTTGTAAACTGACATAATATTTCTTTGTTAAAATTAGATATGTAAATATAATCAAAAAACCCGACACTGTAAAATGTCGGGTAATTATTTTCAAAAAGTTATTAACAATTTACTTCCAAAATATCTGGACACAAATAATAATAAATGAAAGTAACAAACAAATTATGGTCTTTGCATTTAATGGTTCATCCATTATCAAATAAGTTAGGACTGAAAATGAAATCATACCCATTGCAAATCCAATAAATCTACCAGGCCAAAGTTGACCATCATAATATTCTGCAATCATTCTAGTAGCCTCTATAAAAACATATGATATCGTAGACCCTCCAATTATTGCAACTAGGAGTGGATTCTTTTTAAACCATGGCCAAATAAACTGACCATTTGTTTGAAACCATATAAACGATTGCCCAAACAGGAACAATAGAATACCGTAAATTAGCGCTCTCAAAATAGGGTGCCGGTTTCGGTTAAAAGATGAGAAATAAAACTCATTCGATGTTGTTTACTCGGACCTAAAGATTTAATTGCATCAATATGCGCTTTTGTACCGTATCCTTTATTTGAATTCCAACCATATCCAGGAATTTCAATATCCAAATCTTTCATTACTGAATCCCGTTCGGTTTTAGCTAAGATACTTGCGGCTGCAATTGAAATGTATTTATTGTCTCCTCCAATTACAGTTTCAAATGGAATTCCCTCAAATCCGTGGAATTGGTCTCCATCTATTAATATAAAATCAAATTGAGAATTGGTTTGTACACTTTCTAGGCAACGTTGCATTCCAATTAAGGTTGCCTTTAAGATATTAGTTGCCTCAATATCTTCGGGAGATATGTGTTCAATATGATATGCAATCGCGTTTTCCTCAATAATTTTTCTGGCGTCTTTTCGCTGTTGCTCATTTAATAGTTTTGAATCTTTGATTAGAGGGTTTTCAAAACCAAATGGCATTATACATGCGGCTACGGTGACAGGTCCACTTAGTGAACCTCGACCGGCCTCGTCAACACCAATTTCTATAATTGATTCATCTCCAGAGTAGGAGTGTTTAAGTTGTATTTGTCTAGTTTCCATCTATATATTTTATAAGTATTATATAGATGGATTCCAGATAGTTTCTTATTTTTCAGGATTTTCAACTCTCCATTTGTCGTATCGGTCTACAACGTCTTGAAGGATTTTAGCTCTTACAATATCTTTATTTTCAAAAACATGTTCTGCAGTTCCTCTGATTCCCTTCATTAATTGCATGAATCCTGGAAGACCAGCACTTGCTTTTGGTATATCATATTGACTAACGTCTCCAGTTACCAGAACTTTAGAATTTTTACCCATACGGGTCGTAAATAACATTAATTGTTTAAAGGAAGCATTTTGGGCTTCATCTAGAATCATGAATGAATCGTCAAATGTATCACCTCTCATAAATGCAAGCGGCTTAAATTCAATAGCACCTGAAGCGATTAAACCTTCTGTTAATTCGTCACCTACTATTTTTTTAAAGTTCGAAATATATGATTGCATGTATGGGTCGACCTTGTCTGCAATATCTCCAGGTAAGAATCCAAGTTTTTCTCCGGATTCTTGAATTGGTTTACATAGTATAATTTTTGAAACTGCCTGAGTTGCCAATAACCATAGTGAAGTGTAGCATGCAGTAAATGTTTTTGAAGTACCAGCCGGACCTGAGCAGAATGTTATTTCATTCTTTTTAATTTTTTCAAAATAATCATATTGTCCTGGTTTTAATTGAACTCCAACTAAATCTAATTCTTTAACTACTGTCTTTTTAGGTCTTCCAACCGGATTAGAAGTTGTAGTTTTTGGTTTTGCCTTAGTCGATCTTGATTTACTTTCCACAGTTTTTCTTTGCATACAAATTTGTATTTATTTAATCACCAGTCATCATGACCAGTTCTTTTAATTTTTTGAGCGATTCACATTTTTCATATTCCTCTAACTCAACAAAATATTCTATTAGGACATCTACGAATTTACTTCGCTGTCCGATTCCGTGCGGAATGTCTATTGTGTGACTGCCATCGTTATAAACAACAAATCTATTGATGGTCTTGGTGAAATTTCTAGTAAGTATGTAGTAGCTGGACCTCATCAGAGAATCTCTTTCCTCCCCTGTAATATCTCCCATCTTGGTGTAATGTTTTTAAAGCGACATGAGTCGCATATAATATATATTTTAACCGGCAGGATTTAAGGTATCCGGGTTAAAAAGGTTACTATATTATATTACCGACAGGTCATCGATAATTTTCTTGAGTTCTTTGCATTTTTCATAATCTTCTTTCTCTTTAAAAAAATTAAGAACCGTCTGGACACCTTCTATTTTCTCTTTAATACTTCCATCATACTTTAAGGCACCCATTCTGCCGTTAATAATAGAGGAGTACATTGCATCCATCATGTCTTCTTTGGATGCCTCGTGTAGTTTTTTTATAAATTTTCTAGATTCTTCCGGACTTTCTTCAATGCTACTCATTTTGATTTTTTATTTTTTTGAGTAATTCTATTTCAGATTCGGATAAATTTACAGGAAGTGTTCTAAGTTTTACCATAAGATTTCCGAATCCTTCTGCGTTATATATTGGCATTCCCTGTCCAACAACCCGTAAGAGTTTTGAATCATGAGAACCTTGAGGAACTTTAATTTTAATCGTTTTAAACTTAGTATGGATTTCAAATTCTCCTCCAAGCAAGAGGTCAATCCAGCTTAGGGTTAAGTCAATATAAATATCACTACCATTAACAATAAGTTCAGGGTCTGGTAAAACATTGATAGTCAGGATAATATCACCAGGAGGTGCGGATGAATTTACAGAATGTGGGGCTCCTCGGCCTGGAACTTTAAGTTTTGTTCCGCTATAGATTCCTCGAGGTATATTAATATTAAATCCGCCCATCCCGACGTCGATATATTTTCTAACACCATCATAAGATTCTTCGAGGGTAATATTCATAGAAATTCTAACGTCATGTCCTCTTGCCTCTCCTCCAAATGATTGATTAAACATGTCGGCAAAATCACCACCAAACCCGGAAAATGCATTTTGCCAGGCAGACGTGTATTCTTGATTTCTTCGGAAGTTATTAAATGTGGAATAGCCGCTAGACTTATTATCATATTTCTCTTTTTTGACAGGGTCAGAAAGAGTTTCGTATGCTTCGGATATTTGTTTAAATTTTAAATCGTCTCCCCCTGTTTTGTCAGGATGATGCTCTTTTACAAGCTTCCTATAAGATTTTTTAATCTCTTCTGGAGTTGCATCTTTTGAAACGTTAAGAGTTTCGTAGTGGTTCATTAGAGTTTATTTTTTGGAATTTCTAACTCTAACTGTCTGTTTTACTACAGGAATAATTGGTTGTGATTTTGCCTGCTTCTTATTATCTGCTTTTTTCTCGGCAATAAGGGCAGCCTGACCTTTTCGATAGGTTGCAATTTCTCTCAATTGTTTGTTTTCCATACAGATTGCAATTCTTTCTAGACTATCTGCAATCTTTTTTAATATTTCTGGGTCCATATTGATATACTTTATTAGTACTTTATATATTAAAGAAAAAAGGTCCTTATAGGACCTCTGCTTTTTTAAGTAATTTATTTATTTGAGCGCACTTTTCGTACTCTTCAAGCTCTTCAAAAAGCTCTAACATGTCTCCGAGGATTTTAACAACGGGTTCAATATCAAGTTCTTGTTTTTTCATTAATTTAAAATCAACTCCCTTAGAAATTATCGAATCATAATTCTCATTTGCAAGTTTGATTTTCAAATCATACATTATGTTATTCATTTCGGCTTCTTTTTTAATAGTGTCGATTTCGTCTTCTTGTTCTTCAAATAAATTGTTAAAGTCTTCGTCCATAATTATAAGGTTTTAATTTGATATGTAAATATAATACAAATTCCTGACATGGTAAAACTTTTTACTAAAAAGTTATTAACAATTTTCTAAATAATTTTCTTAGTAGTTCTAAAAATCCTAATTTTATAGGTTCTTTTTTAGGAGAATCTCCTAATTCATTTTCTGTGTAACTTGCGCCTGGTCTCATATACTTTAAATTTAAAATGGTACTTCATCAACCATATCCATTCCGGATATTTTAAGCATCACGTTCATAGTCGCTTTAACATCTCCTTCGCAGTATGTTTTTATCTTTTCAAGATTACCGTTCCAATACTCTTCAGTAGTACTGCTTGCTTCCATTATAGTTTTAGGAGATGGAATGTTTAAAGTATCGCAAATCAAATCTAAAGATGCGCTATTCCAACCTGCAAATTTCCAAATTTCATAGGTATCTACGAGACAGTTTTCCCATGGTTTTTTCTTTTGTAAATGAAACTGATGAGGTGTTGCAACTCCATTTACAATAGCTCTTTTTATTAGATACGGAAAATCAAAGTTTTTAATATTATGCCCAGCAAATTGAATTGAAGCGCTTTGATTAAAAACGGCCTGTGCAGTACCCATAAACTCTTTAAGAATTTCTCGCTCGTTATCTCCGTAAAATGAACGGATTTTTGATGTTATAAAGTTATCTTGAAATTTAATTTGT